AGATGATGTTCCGCTCAGCGTCGTCGGTAATCTCGCCGTCTGCCAGAGGGGCAGTTGACATAGAATAGCTGCCATCCCAGTTGTCCTCCAGGTCAGCGCTGTCGCCGGGGCCTGCAAATTTGACATAGGCAGTGGCCCCAAGAAACAGAATATTCCCTTCAGGGAAATGCGCAACAACTGCGGTACCAGCGCCGTCGGCGGCTCCAGCAGCATTGACAGAAATGGCAACGTCTTCAAAGCTCAGCGATTGCTTGACAATGGCTTGTGCGGCAACCGACCCCCGGTTCAATGAGCGTGCAAGTCCCTTGGCCATGGTGTATCTCCTTTGAAAGCTAGGGTCGTGTTGAAAAGGGCAGCCTAAGCTGCCCTTCAGGTCTTAGGCCTTAGCCTTTTTGCTCGAGGTGCTCTTCTTTGACCTCGTCAACACCATCATCATTGATGTCAGTGTCTGCAGCCGCAGCAACGGGGTCCATTGTCCCGTCTTCTTCGGCCAAGAGCATTTTGTCCCGTGGGCTCACAGGCCGGGTCGGGCCACGTGGGTCCATGGTCGGACCGGGGTATTTCACGCTGGAGTTCTGGCGTTGCACGTCATACTCAACGGCTTTGTCCAGTTCACGGCGCTTTTTGGCCAGGTCGCGTTCCGCCTCTTTGATGTTGTCGGCGTCGGTGGTCTTGGTTTTAGCCATGATGGCCTCCATAAGCTTGAGGTGAAATTAGCTGGCCATAGGGTATGGCCAGCCAACAGATACTTAGCTCTCGCGGGTGATGAGACGCGCGATTTTGATCTGCTTCCGCTCTTGGAAGACACGCTGCCAGGAACCGGCGTTTGCCAGGTTGTTGGAAGTTGCAGCATTGGTCGGACCACCCGACGGGCTTGTGCCAACGTAGGCGTGGCCAGCGGGGTGCAAGCACCACATAACACGGTCAACCATGTATTCCTGGCCACCACCGTCACCTGCAAGGGGCAGACGATCGGTTTCGAAGGGGGTCTCAGGGGTACCAACGCCATAGCGAACAGCGCCAGCGCCAAACAACCAGGTGTGATAGATACCAGGTGCGGTTTGGGCTGCGCCTTTGCCGGCGGGGTTGGGAAGACCATCATCCACGATCACACGGCGACCAAGGAAAAACGGAATGTCGACTTGGCCCGTAGCATCCGGGATGAAGTCAATCAAGTTGTTTTTCTGGGCCCGGGCAAACACAATGGAGTGCATGAACGCCATACCAAGCGCCTGTGCGCTGTCGCCCATGGTCACCGCAGTGTCAATGAAGGCTTCAGCCGAGAAGTCGGTCACGCCGGCATTGTAGCCCGCGCCCGAAATATCGTTGGTCAAGTCGTCCTGGTCGTGCTCGTCACCAATAGGCGCCGCAGAGTTGTCAGCAAAGACGCCCTGCATCGAAGCAATGAACATGGCCTGCAGACGGCGTGTCCAATAGTAGCCGACACGATTGGCGATAGCAGTCATGGGCTTGGCGCCTGCGAGGTCAGCCGCAAGGTCCATGGCGCTCCACGCTTGGTTGCGCGAGAGGCGAACGGAGATTTCCGTCAGGGTCCCGATTTTCTTCGGCACGGCATTGGAGTTGTCATCATCCGTCGAGGTGTTTTCCTCGTCGTTGTCCAGGTCTTTCCAGCTTGGCGTGTTGAAGGTCAAACCACCGCCATTAAGGAAAGCGTCGATGCTCTCATCGCGAGCCACAACGCCGGACTGGATCAGAGCGGACTTTTCTTCAGTCACGGTCTGCTTATAGGGCGTGTAGATTTCTGGGACGACAACGTCCGAGATTTTTGTAACAGCCATTGGAATGCTCCTTTAATTGGCTCTGATCTGTAGGGAGACCTGAGCCGAGCACCATGGCCAGCTCGGTGAGGAAAGTACCAGTACCATGACCAGTCTTTTTAGTGTTGGTCGCACTTGGAACCATGTCTGTGCGCCTATAGACATAGAGTATGCGTCGGGAGGCCAGCGTAGTAAGCCAGCGTTTCAAAAAAGTGTAAATGAAAAGTGGCACAGGTTTCCCCATGCCACTTTAGCTTGCTTAGCCCGGTTTAGGCGCTTTCGGCTGGAGCAGTAGCACCAATTTTGGAACCAGCTGCTTTGGCCAGACGCTCAGCTTTGCCGCGGTCAGCCCGGACCATAGCACCCTGAGCTTCAAAGTCCCAACCTTTGGCACTCCAGGGATTGACACCGTTGCCAGCCCCGTCTTTGCCACCGCCGGCACCACCGCCTTGAGAAGCAGGCCACCAATGCGGACGCTTTTCTTTCATATCGGTCAGCCAAATATCGGGCGTGATACCCGCTTCAATGCCACGAGCGCCTTCCTTGGCAACAATTGCCCCGTCTTCTGCAACCTCAAACAGGTGCGTGCCCATAAAGACAATATCGTCCATCGCCGAGCCCACGACCTTTTCGTCAGCAGCCAGCGAGCGCAAGCGGCTCTCGATAGTGCCGTTGTTGATTGTGGTGTGCAGCGTGGCATTCTCGCCTTCGAGTTCCTGGTTGCGCGACTTGAGCTGGTCACGTTCGCGTTCAATGGGCTTCAGTTGACGCTTGAGACGTGCTTCAACCATTTCTTCCAATTTCGTCTCGTCGACTTTGCCACCTTCGCCCGCTTCAATACGAGCGCGCAGGTCTTCCAGTTCGTCCAGCTGCTCAACAACTTCGTCGATGTCCACGTCGTCGCCACCCAGCTTAGCAACTTTGTCTTTTGTTTCTTTGTGGGCTTTGCGCTCTTTGTTGAGGCTGTCTTGGAGCTTCCGAGTGTCCTCAGAGGTTTTCATCCCCTTAACACCGGTCAGATGCCATTTGCCATCTTTCTCGGTATAAAGGTCTTCATAACCGCTGGGAATTTCGTCAGCAGAGTTGTACATAAGTTCAAGCATTGTTTGCTCCTTTTAATTGTCAAAGCGCCATGCGCTTTTGGCCCTCATGGGCCGTTTACTGAAACGGAACGTCCATTCCAGCGGCTTCGAAAACCCGGCTTTCTCTTTTTGCCATGGTTTCCAAATCTATTCCTCGCCAATTTGGTTCGGAGAAATTTTGTAGGTCAAGCGTGCCTTCGCGAAACGCTCTGCCTTGTCGTGGTCCAAGCACTTCGTCTTGGTCTCTTGTGGAAAGACGATTGAGCCATTTTCGATAACTGGGTAGGTTCTGGGGACCAGCTCCGACCAACGGAATTCTAGTCGATCGACAGTACCAGTGGACAGGAGGCCGAGGTCCATCATTTGCGCCGTAAACTGTTCCATGTAGGTCTTTGCATTGTTCAGTTGTTCGGGAGTCAAGCAGGGCAACGTAGATTTCCTTTCCAACTAAAGGGTTTTCCATGTTCACGTTCACGCGAGCCAGGTCAGCAAAGGTGTCTGTTGCCGTTCTTACCAGAGTATCCAGTTCGTTGCGGGCGGTGGCTGTGGCCCCTCCGCGCCCGCCGTAGCTTGCGTGGCCGATAAGCCTGGCACGCATAGCAGCCTCGTTTTCGCCGAGACGCGCACCGATAGCTAAATTCTCGCTAATGCGGTGCACATCATTGGCCAATAGCCGTTGTTGCCACTGAGGAACGCTATGGCCCATGACCAAAGCCTCTTCAGTAATGGCGCTTGGAACATTGACGTTCTTCCCGCCCGCGCGCAATGCTGCAGAAAAGAACAGGCGCTCATAGTCTTGAACCTGTTTAAGGTTAGTGGTCAGTTGAGCCAGGGAACGCGAGAAGCCTCCGCGACGCACTGCCATAACCTCTTGCTTGTACTGGTCGAACTGGTCCAGTGTCCGCTTGTCATCAACCCGAAGTCCACCAACTCTGGCGACTAGGGCAGCGGCACTTGCAGCAATACTTCCAAGCTCAGGCTCAGTCCTATCGAGCTCCTCCTGCGCCTGAGCTTGGTAATGGACTGACAGTTGCATCAAACGAATTTGGTGCATGATTAGCCAGTCCAGTATCGTGTCAAAGGTTTCCATCAGTTATCCGTTGTCTTGTTAGGACCTGGAGTTCCGCGGTCAGACTTCTGCCGCGGGTCTTCTGGTTTACCACGGCCCCGGTTGCGATCGTCCTCGCTGTCTGATCCGCCACCGCCAGTTTCATCGTCATTGCGAATATCCAGCACGGTTCCCATGACGAGGCTTCTCTCACCTTCAATCTCACTCATCTCCTCGTCGAAGGTCTTATCGGTCAATTCCTTCTTGCGGAAGTTGGTGTGGATAGACTTGAGCGACAGCGGAGCACCCATGGATTTCGCCTGCATATACTCCAGAACGTCCTGACCAGTAAAGGCGTCGTCGGTGAAGTCCAAGTTAGGCTCAACTTCAACCTCGTCAGGGTTGGCCCCTACAAATTCAGCGATTTGCTTCAGGGACCGCTCGAGCCCAGCTGCTCCGGTCATTGCTAGGGTACGAAGCGTTGTTGTCCTGGCAGCTACTCGGATGCGAAGCGCATCGCCTGACTGCCTGGCCGTGTCGCCGAAGTCAAGCAGACGCGCACCACGCTCTGCAGCTTGCTCCTTATCGGCCTTAAGCGCTTCGCGTTGCTCTTGCAAACCGTCAGCAGAAACGCCAATATACTTGGCATCGCCGCCCAGAGGCACTTCGATGCGAGCGCCTGAGCCCACTTTGAGGTCTCCGTCGTCCTCGTCAATGACCGAACCGATGATAACCAGGGTATCCTGACCTTGCATGAACAGGGTCTGACGATAGTCTGCCTCACCCCGATAGATTGCAAGAGTGAGGTTGGACAGACCGATAAGCACGGGAGCTTCAGGAGCACTTTCCAAATCACCGGCGTTGATAAACGTGAACGGAATATAGGGTAGGCCACGACCCGCAATTTTGGGCTGGACAGCCATAGCATCTGGGATATTCCCATCTTTGCCACGAACTTGCAAAGCCCAGAAACTGTTGGCGTCCCCGCCTTCGCGCTCGGCGCCCATAAGCTCCTGAAGATCAGAAGTCGGGTCCAGCAGGACGCGATACTTGTCCTGCGTTTGCCAGTTGAACCCAGAACGTTCGTCCTCTGTTTCGTCCAGCACAAGAAAGTCAAGCGAAGACTTGTTATCTTCCCGCTTGCCCGTGTCCCAGTTGATAATGTTTGGAGCTTCATACGTTGCGATATAGGGAAGAGCACTTGGCCCCTCTCCAGTGCGCACGTCGACCAGCAAACCGTAGCGTGAGTGAAGAAGCTGATGATAATTAATATCCCGCAGCAAAGCTTTCAGGGAATGCCCTTCAGCTGTGATCTTCTCGCGCAGCGGCTCCATCTTGGCCGGAAGCTTAATTTGAGCGGGTTTACGGTTCATGATGTCAACCATCATGTTGATGGCGTCTTTCACAAAGTCGTGGTAAACCGCACGCTTGCGATAGGCCTCATAAGCCTGGTACCCAGGTTGCTGACTGGAGTTCATACCGTCAGCAACCATATTGCTTGTAGGGAACAGGTACGTAGTCCCCGCGTCCTTAACAGTGCGTTCACCAGCGTAGGTGTCGCTCATCTGTTGCCAATCCTCAGAGAACCGGTCGAAGAGCGGGTGTTTTTCATCAACTGACATTCAGTGGCTCCTTAGTGGTGACCAGTAGTGCTCCCGGACTTGATACTACGCCGCTTGTATCGGACACGATACCTGCATTCGTCGCCGATGTGATCTTCCGCATCCGTATCAACGTCGTCCATATCATTCTCGTCCCGAGGCAGCGCTGGAACAGTTCGTTGAAATTGCTCACAAGTATTGAAGATGAACAATCCAGGTTTTTCTCTTAAGCCCTCTTCTGGAGGGTCTAGCTTCTCGGGCGGAATGGCTGCTTTCATCATAGAACGCATTTGTTCCCAGCCTTGTTTACGTGAGCCTGGAGACTTGTCCGAGTATTCCCAGTGAACGCCCTGGTATAGCTGGCCCTCGATACGAACAGGCTGAGCCATGTCAGTCGCTTTCGACTTGGCGCTTGGATCATCCTTCTTACGACCCATCTCATCATCAAAGATAGCGTTGTCCGCCGGACCCGGCTTGACCCGTGACCATCGACGGTTATTGCGGTTTCTCCAGCCCATTTCCAGCTCAAACTCGATAATGCCTTTAGCGATTTCCCACGCTAGCATACGAGAGCCTTCATTGGGCTTTCCGGTCCAGCCATACCACTCAGCAATTCGGAATAGATCGCCTCGAACTGTTGAGCGACGGTGGCCGTAGGCGTCCGTATAATCTGACCCGTCGCTTTCGGCCCACCAACCAACTGAGAACGGTGCGTTTGAGCCCCAGTCGAAAGAACGATCAATGCGCCAACTCGGCGGGATTGCAAAGGGCTCCAGAACAATATGGTCTTTGCCCATAAACCAAATGTCGTCGAACATACCGCCAGCGATGATGTCCCAAGAACCATCGAGCCACGCTGCAAGTTCCGCGGGGTTCCTGGCCGCAGTGCGGATATTGCGCTTGTAGTCGGGGTCAGCAGTGAGGAGGACCCGGTTCTCGTCCAAGTATCCATGAATTGCAACCCGAGGTGCCTCGAGTTCTCCGCTTTCGTCTCGCGCATTGGTAATGAGTTGGCCGATGATCTGGCCTTTAGCAACGGGAAGTCGATAACGTGCCTTAACCCAGTTGTGCCCGACCCCATACGGGTTGGTAGTTGCCCGAACTTTCCGGGGCATGCCAACTTTGGTTGAGCGAAGGCAGGAGAACATGGATTTGAAGCACTTGTCATCGGGCCAAGTTGTAAGTTCTTCCCATCCGATAAAGGGATAGGCGTGGCCGTGATACTTCCAGTAATCGGTAGCTTTTGCGAATTGACGGAAATAGAGCTTCTCCCCACTTGGCCACTCCCAGAATGATTTGGTCTCATTGTACTTAGCCCCAGGCCAAATACGAGGGATCCATTTGCGGGACTTCTCGATAATATCCTGCAGGTCAGGATAGCTTTTCCGAAAGATGATGCCACGCCATTCTTCGCCAAAGCCCTTGCCGACGTCCTGGCAAAAGTCCATAATCAGCGCATCAGTCTTCCCTGGACCGCGTGTCCCTTCGTACAGAACCTCAGTGACTGGGCAACTCAGGAAAGCCTCCTGGCTCCCGGGCTGCGGTGCCCACACCACTGCTTCCTGACGACCGTTGGGTTTGACAACAAAAGCTTTGAGCCCGTCGTCGGTCTTGCGCCATTCAATGCGCTGCGACCCGGGCGCAAATTCTGCCTGGCCTCCAAAGGGTGCACTCATCTCAAATTATCCTTGTTGAAGCAAGCGGGTGCGTACCAACTCTGTTGCTGCAATCAACCCTGGTTCCCACTGGCCGACAGGATAGGTAATGCTAGACCGACTGCCCACCAATTCCACAGCAACGACCAGTACTCTGATTTTGCCCTCCTGAGCCAGCTGCAAGAACGGTTCCAACTCGCGCATCGCGTATGCTGCCAAGTCTTCTTTAGTATCTCCGCCAGCTTCCGGAATGGGCCTGAAGCTTTCGAGTGCCACGACCTTGCCATCCTTAAGGTCGGTGCGTACCGTTTGGCCGTCGGTTGGCTCGGTCGGATCATCAGGCGAGTGGGTCAATGTCGCTCTCCTCGAGTGCTTTGAGTTCTTCGGGTGTCAGCCCCGGTCTCGTGTTGTATTCAGCCCCGCGCGGACCGGACTGTTGAAGATCAGGACGCTTCAGGGGCCTACGATCCTCCCCTTTACCAATTTCCTTGTTCTCCATATACCACTTCATGAACGCGGCCTGCTTCTCTTCCAACGCCGGGTCCTGATCCATGGCTTGCTGCGCCATTTTCTGTTCCATAACCATGCGCACAGAAGACTTGCCAGTCCGCCGCTCCAAGCCCGTCTCCGGATCAATACCGTCCTCGGGCATTTCAGCCGGATACACGGGCGTGCCTTCAATAGTCTTGCCGTCGTCGTTATCCCTGAACCGCGCAGCCCAATCCTCAGCGCTCAGATTAGACTGGTCGCTCTGGGGAATTGCCAGAACACCGCCACTAATCTCCGCCTCAATTTTCATGTTCTCGCGGAACTTCTCGGGTCGACGCGCCTTCAGCAGGATTTCTAGGAGCCTGTCACTGTAGCGGCGAATAGTAAGTGGAATAGGACGCCCGTGGGCATCCAATTCGAGCTCACCAGTGGTTGCGTCTCGTACGAAGGCCTGAATGCCCTTGTGTACAACTGGTTCTTCGTACCCGTCAACCGCACGCCGTTGTGCTTCCTGCTCCAAGTAGTCATTGCCAATCTCCAGTGCCGCATCCCAAGCTTCATGGAACTCGGCGACCAGAGGTTTCCCTTCGTCGTCAAGCCCACCCATATCAATGGTGTATCCGGGGTACCCATCTTCACTCCGGCGCTTCCAATAGTACATCAACCAGGGTGTGATCCGACAACGACGGGCGGTCTCTGAGACATTGGCGCAGTCCGCCAACTCAGCAACACACTGCTCAAGCATCTCTTTAGAGCGCTTCTGGTTGTGATTTGGCTTTGCTACATTACGAGCAGGTCGGTGCATTGCCATTTTGGCTCTCCGGAGTGGGTTAACTTTGAACTATATAGCCATCTTACAGCACCATCGTATGCCAGCGTTGGCTTATAATCGCTTAGACTGGGAGGAACTTTGGGTTCAAACCTGTTTTTCTAATATTTTTGGAGGGCTAATAAGCTATCAGAGCGCCTAGGTTCTAAGCCCCATTGCATGGAAAGGCTATTTAAGACCGGGACTTTAACTTCATTTTCCCTGATACCAGCTTTTGAAACCATTCATAGCTGCGCGAAAACAGGCCAGAGGGCACTGTATGTCGTGTGAGCTGGTCACTACCCCTACTGAATGCCGATGAAAAAAGATTGGAAAAAAGAGTTTTGTGTATTTACGAAGTGTGAGTTCCAGTCTATAAAGAATGTATCAAGAGGACAAACACAAGGACACAAACAAACAAACACAAACAAACAAAGAGAGTGATGAATAAGTCACACTCAATCAGACTACCCAACTCAGAGACTTCAAAGGTCTCACACTTTCAATCTGGAGAAAACCCATGTCTACTTTTAAGAACTGTACCCACGTCGTAAAAACCCTTCTTCTTGAAGGTGATCTTTCCTACAAGGAGATCGCCAACAGGGCGAGGTCCCACTTCCCTGACGCCAAGACCTCAGACAAGTCCGTCGCGAGTATCGCCCGTGATATGAGAAAGTTGGGTCTTCTTGAAAAGAGGGAACCCAAGAGAACACGTGAAGTCCAACTTGATCTTCCTCTCTAAGTTGGGTTCTTGGACACACTCCTTGTGAGTGTGTCTGACTAACCCAATGTCCATGAAAAGGAGAACCCCCATGGAAATTATCTTCGCCCTCATTCTTGTCGTCAGTGGTGAACCCGAGTATCAGAAGGTCTACAAGACCGAGGCCGGGTGTAAACGGGCCATTACCCGGGAGGTCAATTCTGGTGAGGCCTCCTCCGGATTTTGTAACCGTGTCGAGGTACCCTTGACCCAGGCGGGTGAATGACCCAGGTCTTTATCCTGACGGTCTCTGACCGGGCGGACTTTGGCCGGGTAGTCCACTACTTGGCCTGGTCTTCCCGGGAGGGGGCCCAGCAAAAAGCGGATCAGGTGGTCCAGGCTTTGCTGGCCGATGAGCCCCAGTTCGGGGACACTTTTGAAATTGAGGTCCAGGCTGAAAAGGTCCGGGCCTTTCCGGAAGCGGAGTAACTTGGCTGGGCTGCTGGCTTTTCGACCAGCAGTCTTCCTGGGCACTCCCGCCCTAATTTGGAGAAAACCATGACCACCCTCGATCAATTCAAGGCCTCGGCCCGGGTTGTTGACCTCGAAGAGGCACCCTCCTGGATCAAAGAACTGGACTGGCCAGCCGGCTCAAAAGTGCGGATTTACCAGGACGACTTCTGGATACTCCAGCGGCCGGATGGAGGCCACCACCTTCTTCTGGAGGCCGACGAGTTTAGCACCGGGCCGGATTGCGACCTGGCCGACCTCGAAGCCCGGCTTTTTGACTACGCCCAGAACGACTAACCAACCCCTTAAATTGAGGACAACCCCATGACCCATCAAGCCCCTTCCGCGTTCTTGCGGGAACTGGTCCTAAACCACATGGAGACCTTCCTGGATGGAGGCCTGGACCCGACAAATACTGCTGACGCCCTGGAACTCCGGGCTATCATGCAGGATTGCCTCCATGCCCTTAACTTTCTTGAGCGCACAACAGACCTCCAGGGTCATGAGTGGGCCCTGGCTAGAAAGTTGATTGAGTTCCATGAGGGAGCCCACACTGATGAGGAGCACTCTCCTTACAACCTGGCCACGTTTGATAGCCTCCTGGCTAAATTGAGGGCTTGATAAAAAGATCGCGGGCACCCTCCACAAATATCAATAAGCCCGCGGTTTTTCAATTTACAAGTCAATCAAGACTTGTTAATCTATACCTACTAACAAACACACACACCTTAAAATAAAGGAAACAACATGTCCACCCTTGAAAATCTGACCATCAAACAACTGGTTGCCAAACATGATGACCTCCCAGGTATTGAACCCATCAACAAATGGAATGGTCGTAAAGACCTCCTGGTTGAGAAGGTTGCCCAGGCAATGAAGGACGCCCGGGGTAATAAAACCATCAGGGAAGTCTCTGAGGCCCTCCTTATTGAGGTGTCCCACATTGAAGATGACAAACCCATTGGTCACCCCTATGACTACATCCTGGACAAGGTCCTGGAGGAATTCCCTGAGGCCAACACAACTGTCAAGTGTCTACGTTGGTATAACACTAAATTGAACTCTGACCCCAATGTTAAGATGCCAGTCCGCCCACGTAAGAAAGTGGTCAAACCTGAAGTCCAGGTTGAGCCAGAACCCAAGGCCCAGGCGGAAGAACCCGAGGCCAAGACTGAATTGGCTGACCCTCTGACCTAACCAGTCAGATCACCTCCAGGGCTTAACGGCCCTGGAGTGTAGAGATGGTTAGCCAGGCACATCAAGGGTATAAGCCCTGTTACAGGCCTCCCAGGTAAATAAGCCCTGGCTAACCTTCCCTGCACTCTGCAGGACAACCTAAAGGAGAAAACCCATGACTAACCCTAACATTGTTGAAGTTAACCGTGCCCGCCTGGATAAACTGGCCAACCTCTACATGGATGAACTTCAGGACAGGTGTTCTTTTACCCCAGCCAGCCTGGATGAATTCCTTCTCAAGTATGGTCCTGAAATGGGCAAGGTCGACTATGATCGGGGCCAGGCTATCCTGGGTCTCTTCCCTGAATATGGTGGTGATTGTGACCCCGAGTAAGAAAGACCTTGAACGCCTACGGGCTCAAGAAGAGTGGGGCAAGTGGAATACTGCCCCTCTCGCTAACCGGATTTATGGCAAACCCTGGAAGGGCTGGGATTATATCATGCCCTTAATTGGCCTCCTGCCCTTTATCCTCATGGCCTACGCAATTTGGAGTAAGACACAATGACCCTATCAGAACTAATCCAGACCCTCGTCGACCAGGCGATCGAACTTAACCCAGGTTGGACCCTGGATGATGAGATGGAGATTGACCCTGTGGTCCTCCTGGCGCACCAGCCCTCCTGGCCTTTTGAATACCAGGTCGGCACAGTTGCCCTTCTGGATAGCAAGCAATACGAGCTGGACGAGTTGTCTGAAGCCCTTGCGGAACTGGGTCCTGATGACGAGGAAGACCGGGCCGGTATTAAGGATGCCATGGTTGATGTCGAAGCCCACGGCCCTGAACCAGTCTTGTTTATCGGTGAGGGCGGAGGCCAGCAATACCTCCGTGAGGGCGGCGCGACGGCTCTGGGCTGGCGCTAACAATACTGGGCCTGGCACAACGGGCGGACTAGTTCCCTCGTTGGGCCGTACCCCAAAAACCAGTAAATCTGGCTGGGTCATCGCCATTAAACTAGCATTGCCTGCACCAGCGTGTTGGCGTACTGGCTGTCAGCTGGGGCCAGCGTTGAAGCTTACTGCAGGTAGCGAGAGTGGGAAACTTTCCCAACAACATCGGGCGGCGCAGATTTTAGCCATTATTTTGCTAAGTGTCCAACCACCACAGCGATGAAGAATAAATCAGAGAATAGAGGTTCACAGTTCTCCATTCTCATGATACACTAAAAACATCAGTACAAAGGAACATGTCTATGTCCAACTACGCGAAAGTCGCGGCCCAATACCTGACGGCCTGGTGCCGGGCCACTTATGAGGTCGAACCAGATCGCATGGGATCAACCATGGCCTCCGGTGATATGATCGACGTCTTTGACCACACAGGCTATGTCACTCACAAGTATATCCCGGCTGACTATCTCACTGAGACCCTTGGTGAACTCCCGGGCGCCGGCGTATACGGGGCCTGGCGCATGAAAGATTGTACCTATCTTCTCCTGACCTGCCGAGGCGAACTGGCTTACTGGTCAGGGGAGGACGGCGACCACGCACACTGGCATGGCCTACGCAAACCAGAAGGTAAAGTCCAATGACCTATCAACCCTATGTCCACCTCTACTCCGGGGCTACCTGTGAGGACGTCTACGCCGAACAAGATGATCGGAACTACGACGTAACCTTGGAACTCCTGGCCACCCCTCAGTGCAGCCTGGTATCCTCTGAATATTCCGAGGTCCTGGTTGAAACCATGGCCCGGGAAATGTGGGATGAAATCTCTGAGTTCTACCAGATGGATCGTGACGACAACCCCGAGGCCCCAGACATCAAGTTTGAAGACCTGATTGTTGTGACTTCAACCAAGGTCGTTGAATACCCTGAAGACTACACGGGTGAGCGGTCCCTCAAGGAGATAACCGTCATTGAATATGCCTCCAACCTTCAACCCGAAGCCTTGATCCAAATCGTCGTTCAGACACGACGACTAAGCCGACCGAACAACCTGACACAGACCGACACCGATCGTGTCACAGACTTCGACACGGCCCCGGGGGTAATTGGAAATCAGTCCGGAGTAACCGAATGACCAAGATCGTGACAGTGATATTCTTTGGGGCACTAGGCCTAGTCACTCTGAACGGTGTACGCCTAACATTCTTCCCTGCCCACGCATGTAACCTAGTCCGTGAGAACCAGTTAGTCCCGGTATCCCAGTCAGTAATGGACTTCCATCGAGACCAGGCGTTACGTGAGGCTGAACAGGAGTAAGCCCTAAGCCAGGCCCGGGATAGTTCAAACTCTCGGGCCTGGACCTCCACCCAAGAAAGAGTGTAGTGACTGGAGCTGCTGGGTTTACGACCAAGAGAAACCCGAGCTCCCGCTCAGGGAAACGCCTAAAACTTACTGGCGCAGTCGCAGTCGAGCCAATAGTCAGATGGTAGTCGAGGCATTTATCGTTAGTTTTTAAGCACTTAAGACCTCTTTTGACTTTTGACTATGACTTTATGTTAGTATTTTATAGGGGTATTATGTATGTATGTATTATCGTAAGATTGATATTTTATGGTTACATTCGTACATAACGGACGATTTCGGCGGTTTTAAAACGAGCGTTAGCCGACAGTAATTTTCGATCCCCCGAGGTCTAAGGCTATGTTACTAAATATAAAAAAGGCTTGACTGCGCAAAACGACTACGCGCAGTTGCTAGGAGCCGACACCGTGGGACTCAACTCTTTGAAGCGCCTATAACCCATCAAGCTCATGCGCTCTAGTCTGCATTCAGGTTGTGAGCCTAGCGTTTGTCACCGCTGAGACGCGATTAGAGCAGGAGCTCCGACCAGCAACCCAGGCGGAAGCCTATACTATCTAAAACCGCCCGTCAGCGTCCACCCACTCCTGTTAACAGCCTACCGCCTATAAAATATATTTACTGGTCGACGGGCTCTATACACTGGCATACTAGGCGGCAGAGGCGGTTTATGGTTACACACGCCGCGCGCACACACGATGCGCCCAAGTTAAAAGGACTAGACAATGGAACTGACAAGTGACAAAGTACGGGCGGACCTTCAGCGCTCGATCCAGGGAAAGAAGCCGAAGCGCCGGCAGGCCCTGCGAATTACCCTGCTGACACGGCCCGGGGATGCTGATTATCCCTCGTGGGTTATCATGTGGTACATGCCGGCGGCTAAGGGAAATGGCGGCTCCGGGCACCGGATTTACGGGCGGGCCAAGCAAAATATCTTCAAGGATAAGTTCAAGGCCATAGAGCAGGTTAACGAGTACCTGCGGACCCGGCCAGCCCTGGAAGGCTGTACCCTGGAGATTGAGCATGAGATCGAGTTCTATGAGGAACTGGCCAGTGCTCGCAAGGCCCGGATAACCATGGACGAGGAACGGGAACTAGAGGCGTTCCGGGCTATCAACATGACCATCCCTGACAACCCGGAGAGCACAGACCGCAAGACCCCGACCAGCCAAGATAGAGACCCGGACGAAGAAATCGATCCGCTTGAATAGAGTGATGGTTTACAGTTCTATTCTAATACTGTATTCTATTTATATCAACAACGGAGAAAACTATGAACCTTGTATCAACCACCCCGTTCACCATGACCAAACCTGTTTCTCAACTTCTGTGGGGACAAATCCTGAAGGATGTGGAATTCTACGACCAGGAAGACTCCGCCCGTTTCGTAGTCATACTGGCGGCCCTCGGGTATACCCGGGGCTCCAAATTCATGACCCGGGAATACGACATCCTGGTTGAGACTTCTAAGGAGGGACAGTAATGTCCCTCATCAACCACCTATCGGCTCCGGACTATAATCTCCTACACCATACACCTATCACTGACCTGGCGGAGGCCAAGGCCTACATCAAGGTCCTGGTGAACAACAGTCTGGTGTACCACTTTGAAGAGGACCCCGAGGACATTCTTTGGGGTCTGTCAGCCGATCGGCTCCCGACAGAGGCCGACAAACAGGCTCTGAACACCCGAACTCGTGAGTGTTATCAGAAGTCCATCGACTGGAGTCAGGACGGCGACTGCCCGATCGGGTATTGTCTGATTTGCCTTGAAGAACAAGGGCTTGTACCGTGAGGCTCTATTCCGAGGAGCGCAATGTCTTAGCCTTGGTCGGCGTGGGGGCGGTGCTCATTATTGGGTCCTTGATCTTCTTCGCCGTCCGGGAGAACGCCAAGCAGGTCCGGCTTATCGACGGTGGGACCTGCGACCAGGTGACTGAGGCACTCTACCATCCGCCCCCGAGTTACGTCTGCACCATGCGAAACGCCGATGGGGGCTGTACAATGCAGACACCCATCTATAAGTCCCCGTACATGCGCACCCTCTGGCGCTGCGATGGGGAAAAAGACTTTTGGAGACGGAGTGAACCATGACCCTACGACAAGCCCACGACGAGAAAGCCAAGGCGTTCCGCCACCTGGCGTGCGCAGCCTTCCACGAACGCCGCGGCCTTCCAGGACAAGAGCAAGCCAAGCAAGAGCGTCAGAGCGCCGTCCTGGCCTTCCGCAAAGCCGCTCAGTATCTGCGCCTAGACCTATACCTATAAATAAGTAGGCCCCGAGATATTTCTATCTCGGGGCCAAACCAGGGGAGCTGCTCAGGGTTTGCGGACACATGGAGGTCCCTGGTATTCGGTGTTACGCCTCAGGCAAGAGGATCGGCATCGCGCTTAATCAAGTCTTCAACCGTCTCGTCTGACAAGTCTGTGTGTCTTCGGTGCCGATTAGGCAGTGTGACAATAGCCGCCGATGTGTCGTCAATGTCATCGGCATTATCCCAATTATCCCCAGTCACCGCATCCTCAGCCTGCTGCTGGGCCTCAATGCTCATTTCACGGTTATAGATCACGGCACGCATCTTGGGAGCGCGCTGATCCTCCCGGGCCTTGAGCTTCTGTTGAGCAGTCTGGAGATTATCATCTTCAGCGCTCAGCTTGTTCTCGGGCAAAGCCCACAGAACTAAGCGGCCTTTATTAGTGTGGGCCTGCTTCTTGGTATTAAAGGCCGGGACAGTATTGTTGAGGAACTTACGGGCATGGCCCCGGGTATTCCGCATCTGCATCTTTTCAGGCAGGGCGTCAACAAGGTCCTGCTCTGCCACGTACTGTCCATGGAACGGCGGCAAGCTGCTTTGATAGAGGTGCAACCATTTGGCGTCGTAGTCTGATCTGGAGGCCTCACGCATCTCAGATTTAGAACTGGTCGACGGCGCTCGTCCCTTCCCGTTGAACTTGCCGACGTCCCGCTTTTTGAGGTAGTCCCAGATAACCGCATCGCCACCCTCTTTTTCCGCCCAATTAAATAGACGATGGTAGTACTCATCGCCCTTGGGGAATGCCTCAGAGATGGCAATCGCATAACGGCGGTCGTCGTCCTCAACAGGCAAGGCGTCGTCGTGGTTGGTAAAAGCCAGGATCACACAGTTGTTGGTGATGCGCTGAGTAGGCTGATATTTCTCATTGACCTCGATGATTGGGTCAGTAACCATTGGCTTGAGGTGGTTCATGAGGTCCACCCGGCCTTTGACCATCAGTTCCTCAATAACGACCAGCTTGACATTCCGTGCCCAACCGTTGAACTGCGATTGGATAGATGCGTTCATGGGCCGGCCGGTATTGTGTGGGCCAAAGATACGTTCCATGACCTGGCCAATAAAGGATTTACCCGTGCCCTGCTTGCCTTTGATGACAAGTGCAAAGTTGGGCTTCTGAGCCGGGTTCTGAACACACCAGGCGAGGTAGTCAAGCACCATATTCCGTTCGGCCGCGCCCTCAAACATGTATTCCATGTGCTCAAGGAAGATTGACGGGTCGCCTTCAATAGGCTCCAGGTCACTTGGCCTCCAGGTATTGTACACGGCATCCACAAACTCGGGCTGCTCAGGCAAGAAGTCCATACGGTCAAACTTCCGCATAGTCCGGCCGCCTGCAAAGACCTCACCAGAGATGCTGCCCTTGTTATCCAGCATATGGTTGAACATGCTGTCAAAGGACTTGGTGTCAAACATCATGCCATCGCGGCGGCGGAAAAACATTTTGGCCTGGGCAATCCATACCCACTGATCCATAATGCCCGAGTATCTTTCCTCCTGCTCACCGTTAACAGGCGGCGGGCCATATTGACCCTCGTCGTCTTCGATGTCCGGGTCGCCAAAGTCATGCTCCGGGGTATCTCCGCCTGGAGGCACGACGCTTGCATAGTTGAAGGCGTTCTTAACCAAACTGGTAAGTTCCTCCGGCGACCAAGGCGGCTGGCATCGGTCATTCCAATGCTCGGTCAAAAGCTCCAGGGTCTTGTCCTCAGACACGCCCTTCTCGCGGAGTACGCAGATTAGGTTGAACGTGCAGGTGTTGCCGTTCTGCCCAGAGATAGCGACCTTGGCGTCATATTTGAGGTGCTCAATAGCCCAGTTAATGTACTGCGGTTGATCCTGGTCGACGACCGCTTCCTGGGTGTGCTCACGATCAGCGCGGCGCCCGGCTAGGTGTACAAGCCAATCAGGAACCTTGGCAACCGGGATTTGGCTGCTTTCTTCCCACTCGTATTCGCCCACCTCGGTATTCGAACCAGGAGCCAAGACGTAACCGCCTGCCCCACCGGAGCCGCGGGTATCGATGCCGTCCCCGACTTGCTCAACTGTGGTGCGCGCCGAGCCCGCAAAATAAAGATGGAAGCCACCGCTTGGTGTAGTAGCCCGGAGAGTGGCAGGGAGTTCGCCATAATCAAGCTCTAGGTCGTCAAGCGTCTTCTGTCCATTTTTACCGTGCTTCATGTCCACGTCGACGACGCAGAGGCCAGATGGTCCGGTGGCAATGCCGATGTTGTCATTAGGCCGGCTTGTCCACCATGCCTCGATAGTCTTTTTGTCAGTGGTGGCTTCAGTGCCCCACTTAACCCTCGGCTTGTTTGTGGTCCCTTCTGAAATAGGGAAAACATGCCACCCTTTAGTGGCATAAGACAAAGCGAGGGAGAGTTTAGATGAACCCATTGTGGCTCTCCTCCATGATCCGCTTGACCAGAATACGCCATTCGACTTAAAATGGAAACCATTTTGTCATGTGGATGAAGCAACACAGGTTTACTCACATCATATTCCGCGCGTGCGCGTGAGGCGGCAACCAGCGCCGTCCGGCCTTTCCTGCGTTGTATTTGCGGGTTTCTATGGCAATCAGGTTTGTCTATAGTGAAATTGTTGAATGTATCACAAGGCACGAACAGAGGAGCCTAACCATGACGAAGACCATTGACGAACAGCTTGAGCGGTTCGCATCAGCCCAGGAACGATCGGCCGTAGCGCTCGAGGGTATTCTTGAAGCTCTGACAAACGGCGCAGTTGTTGGGAGCACCGCGAACAACACTTCAGTGGCCGACGTCAGCACCCCGGAGGACACCGATGCCGGAACCAGTGACGAAACTACCACCGAAGAAGTTTCCAACGAAGAAGCGGAAACACCAGAAGTCCAGGAAGAAGCGCCAACCGCTGAACCCGAGCCCGAGCCCGAGGACAGTGGAAGCCAGGACGAACCGGCGGAAGCAGAAGCAGCTGGAGAAGAAAGCGATGAAGGAGACCCTCTCGGTGATGGAGGCACTTCTTCAGACCCGTACGCCCTCCCCGAAAAGCTGACGAACGACACGCTTCGGGGGTTTGCCCGGGACCTCATGGAGAAAGAGGGCAAGGCCGCAGTTTTCGAAGTGCTTGCCGAGAGCGGCAAGGGCTACAAAGCGGTGGGCGAAGTGTCGAAAGACGACCTGCGCGAGGCTCACGAAAACATGGCAAACCGTCTGCGCGGTTAACCAAGCCTGAACTTTCAGAGCTACGGGATAAGGCCCACAAATCCTTTGATCGTCTGTGGAAAGAAGGGCATATGTCCAGAACTTTTGCCTACAAGTGGTTATGCCATAGACTTGGCTTAACGCGACGGCAAGGGCATATGTCCAAAATGGACACCCGAGAACAACTGGAAGAGGTTGTAGCAATCTCGGATGCCCTTCTAGGCCGCACTGTGCTGGAAGACGACTTTACGTCGGCCCCACCCATACCACCAACCGGCCGGGATTAACTTCCCGGCCTTTTTAACAGGAGAGCGCTATGCCCCGATTTCAAGTTGATATTGCCCCCGCCGACCAAGAACAAGTGCCGTCGCTAGTCGTTCATCATTTGGCCCTAGCAATGGGGTACTTCCAGGCAATGCCTGAAGGCAATGAGCGCGAGGTTCTGCAAACGCATATTGACCAGCAATTCCAAGGGTTTAACATTGAAGCAGAGACAGCCAGCCGGTTCGCCAACGACCTCTGTGCTCGCTATGACGCGCTCAAGGAGGACGACTAATGGCTGACAAAGAGCAAGCCTTCCCATACGACGTTGCCTATGGCTTGAGCCGTATGTTCCGCGTGCGTTGCTTGAATGTGGGAACGTACCACATTGAACAGAAGGTTGCGCGGGCCACCGAGACTGAACCGGCAAAGTGGCAATGCTTGGCCATCAGCAATCATTTCAGCGCTGACGAAGCTTTGGGGGTTATGCACGAAGCTCAAATGTCGTATGCTGTTGAGGTACAGTCCCGACGCAAAGCAATAGGAGCACAGGCGTGACTTACCTTCTGATTATCATACTTTCCTCAAATGGGTTTGGCGGCAAAGAAGCCGTCCAAATTCCTATGGAAACTCGCCGGCTATGCGAGGAAGCCCGCAATGAGTATGCTGACAGCGGGGCGCATAGCTTTACCAGCCGTGAGCTAGCCCTTGAGAAAACGATGTGCTTGCAAGTACGTCTCCCATTCTGATAAAGGATAAACCAATGGTACCCAAAATTGATTTAATGCTTGACCTGGAAACACTCGACACAAAACCGGGTGCAACCGTGCTGTCAATCGGCGCCGCATTCTTTAACCGGGCCACGGCGGTGATCGAAGGCCTGTTTTATGTGGAAGTGAACATCGAAAGCCAGCTTCCGCTTCACACCACTGTGTCGGCAGATACAATGGACTTCTGGCAGAGGACCAATCCCAAGTGGATTGAGAAAGTCATGTCCACGGAATATCAGAAAGAAAACACCATTCCAGTCAGCGAGGCCTTGATGGAGCTTGATGCTTGGGTGCAAGACTTTTACTTGAAGTTTGACCTAGGCAGCGTTTGGGCACAAGGCCAGGATTTCGACTTCCCCATCCTGGCTGAACTCTACAACCGGGTGCGGAATGGCGAAATGAACGCCGAGACTGGTAGCTTTTTGCCGTGGCCTTTCTGGCTGCACCGTGATACTCGCACCGCCTACGACATCAGCGGGTTTAACGCTCATGATGTGAAGCGCAATGGGACACACCATAACGCCCTGGACGATTGCTTGCATCAGATCAAGTGCTTGCACATGGCCTTGAACAACTTCCGCCCGTTCAGCAAAGTATCACCGGCGGAATTGGAACGTCTTGCCATGCTTGCAGAAGAGGCCGGCGAAATTGTTCAGATGGTTGGTAAGACCCTCCGGCATGGCTACGAGAGCTTCCATCCGGATAACCCGGGTATCACCAACCGGGGCTTGCTAGAGAATGAAATTGCCGACCTGCACGCAGTGCAATTAATAATGGAGGAAAAAGGGGATATTGAAAACCTCAGTCCTCAAGCCTCGGATGCTGTCGGGCACGCAATGGAGAAGAAAGCCAAGTATACGCATCATCAACAGACCGTCCCTGATGCAAAGGCTTGAAGACCTATATGTTTGTGAGGCCTGCAGAGAACATGATAGCTCTGTAGGCCTTTTGTGTGAAGGGTGCAACTGCTGCCAAGAGTGCTGCAATTGCGAGGATACCGACTGCGATTGCCTAGCTTGCTTAGAACGGAGAGAAGCACATGAGTAAACAATTCAAGCCGTTGCTGGCCTACACCGTTAAAGACGCTGAGGCCTTGCGCTATCCAGTTCTGGCGTCACCAAAGCTTGATGGCATTAGGTGCGTGATCCACGACGACCAGCCAGTCTCTCGCACACTCAAACCTATTCCCAACCGGTTCATCCAGAACGAGCTTGGGTTCTATCCACCGTTCGATGGAGAACTGTTGGTCGGCGATCCCACTGATCCATCAGCTTTCAATAAGTCCACCAGAGGCATCATGTCTCATGGCGGGGACCCGGCCTTTACTTTCTGGGTATTCGATTGGGTTCATGAGGCCGATGTGCATTTGCCCTTTGAGGATCGCCTGCAAATTGTCAAAGACCACCTTGCGATCACTGAGCGGTGGCCTTGGGCTAGAATTGTTCCGCACACTCGCGTGGACAATGCCAAAGAACTTATGGAGCTAGAGGCTCACTATGTTGCCCTTCAATACGAGGGCATCATGGTTCGTAGCTCCTCCGGGTCGTACAAATACGGGCGCTCCACGGCAAACCAGCAATTGCTCGGTAAGGTAAAGCGATTTGCCGACACCGAAGGAACTATCGTTGGCTTTGAGGAACTCATGCACAATGAGAATGAGGCCGAAATCAATGAGCTTGGCTATACTGAGCGGTCACACGCATTAGCGGGCCAGGTTCCGGGCAATACCCTTGGGTCCCTCGAAGTCTCGCATCCTGACTGGGCTGAAACGTTTGGAATTGGAACCGGATTTTCGGCTGATGAAAGGCTTACGCTATGGCAAATGCGTGACATGCTCAAAGGACAAAGCGTGAAATTCAAACACCAACCAAGCGGCGCCAAAGACAAGCCTCGCTTCCCAGTTTACTTGGGATTAAGAAAGGATTAAGTATGGACGGGCTGTTTAAGATCAAACCAGTTCCGCTGTCGGATACCGTTTACTCGGAGACCCTGAGCAATCTTGATGAGGCTGAGCGCTTGAAGGACGGCAAGTGGATTTGCGAGCTTCATGTTGAGGCCTTTATTCTGTTGAAAGAACAGGGCCTTGTAGACGACAACAATTGCGTGAGCGTGGGGCGTTATAAGTCTCTGCTCTGGCATTGCCACCTGGACGCACAAATTCCCGAAGGAGACCCAAAGTAATGCAAATTCTTCCCAGCCACCCGATGTCGCAGTACATCCAAGCAGTAGAGCTAAATGGCGAGGCCATCAATGCCACGTTCGTTGACATGGAAACCGGACGCGTTCAATATTGGAACGCCGGCGAGCAAGTGGAAGGCGTTGGCCAGGTTCGTATCCTGCTTGAGTCCAAGTCTAAGGCTCTAACCCTGGACCCGGCTATGGCCGTGGAACTCGATGCTCTGCTCGAAAAGACCAAGCAGCAACTGGCGTGTATGTCCCCCGAGGATCGCGCCCGGGTGTACGAGGAGCAGAAGCAATCCCTTGCGCGTGCCCTGTCAACGCCGTGCAAGCACGGTGAGCTGGACTTTGAGCAATGCGATCAGTGCCGCATGGGGGACGTCTAAATGGCTTTCCACGCTAAGCTATCAGCCTCAGGGTCAAAGCAATGGATGAACTGCCCTGGTTCCGTTGCTGCTGAAGCTATGAACCCAAACCCCCGGGGCTCATCTATTTTTGCTCAGGAAGGCACCGCGGCGCACCTCCTGTGTGAGCTTTATGCCAATGATGGTATCCACCCGGAAGACTTTCTGGGGGATACCATTCTCATTTGGAATGACGACGCGGTGCTTGAGAAAGACCTTAACAGGCTTCGCGAGGACGTACGCAGTGGCAAGGTCACTTCAAGACGTCCAATGGACCCGGACGCTGAAGTAGAGGCAGAGTTCCTTGTCGACCAGGACATGGTTGATGCCGTCGAGTACTTTGTGGCGGCAGTGGAGGCTTCGCGCGCACGCCTGGACCCGCGAGGCCGTGAAGAGCGGTCTGAGCAGTGGCTAGGCAAGCTCGAGGAGCTTCATCCCCTGCTTGGCGGCACGGCTGACTATATCGGGATTGAAGCCTTTGGCTGGGCTGAATTGATTGACTATAAGCATGGGCGGGGCGTTCTCGTTGAAGTGCGTGACAACTCCCAGCTTAAGACATACGGGCTAGGCACTTTACTGGAGTTTCCAGATTGTGAGGGCGTTCGCATGACAATCGTCCAGCCTCGCAAGGAGCATGAAGACGGGCCCATTCGTTCTATCGAGTATACCCGGCAAGAGCTTTTGGACTTTGGCGAAGAACTGAAGGCCGCAGCCGAGGCCACTCAGCACGTCAATGCTGAACGGGCTGCAGGCGACTGGTGTACCTTCTGTGACGCAAAGGCATTCACTGATGAGAACGGGGTATTCCAAGAGTGTCCCGCACTTGTCACTGCCATGCAGGAAAGTGCCCAGTTTGACTTTGCTGACGAGCCACCTGAGGTGGGATTAGGCATTCCGACCAAGATGAACGAGCTTGCTGAGCGGGCTAAGTGGCTTGGTACTTTCGACAAGTATGTGAAAGCCATTGAGGGAGCTATTCAGCGCGAACTTCTTGCTGGTCGTCCTGTCGAGGGTAAGAAGCTCGTGCGGAAGAAGGCCAACCGGACATTTGGCGTTTACGTCGAAGAGCTGGACGAGCTAACTGAGACCGAGGACAACTACTGGGAGAGCCTGTCTGCCGGTGACGTCGAGGCAATCATGGAAAGTGAGCTTGGGCTTACCCGCGATCAGTGCTATCAGCCTGGAAAACTGAAGTCCCCGGCGCAGTTTGAAAAGATGGGCAAAGACGTAAAAAGGCTTATTGGTGAGATGGCCTACAAGCCGGAGGGAGGTCTGACAGTCGCTGACGAAGATGACCCGAGACCGGCCGTCGAAGTGGCTGTAGGTGGCTCTGCGGACTTCCCTGACGACTTGGAGGACTAACAGTGACAAGCAAGCGCACCGTGCTGTTTGATGGCGACAGTGCCTATCTACTGGAAGGCTTTCGTGACACCCGCAACCACATTCGTGGGCGCGTTGTCAACGGGGGCTGGACTATGTACATCGTCAAGGACAATGAGTTTAGCTGGCAGGTCTATACTGCTTGCAATCGGGAGCAATGCGTAGCGGGCAACCATATACGCAATATTGACCCGTCCGACGTTTCACTTGTTGAAGTCCCCGAGACAGTGTTTGGGGACTACAATGTGGTAATCAATTGGGCAAGAACCAGAAAGGAGGACCCATGCGAAAGCTGATTAAATGGTTTTCAGACCTTCAGCGCTTGACAGAAGAGAACGAGCACCTAAAGGCTGAAATTGCAACACTTGAGTCCAGGCTACGTCAGGAGCTTGGCAAACCGGCATTTGAGCAAGTCTCTAAAAACTTCACCCTGGACGGGCTTCATAAGCGGGTATACGACCGGGTCATTGAAGATTTTGCAGGCTTTGTCTCTCGGGACGCCCTGGAGTTGCTAAAGGCGGCATTTCACCCTAATGCCTATAGGTCTGCGTCTGGCTCAGCTGACGTGGCCTATAACCGGGACAGCCAGGTGTTCCAAATGCGATTTACCCTGCCTTCAGTGCATACTGAGGTAGTGGTGCACCAGGATATGGTTTATGGGCGTTGATCCTGCAGAGTTGCTTACGCTGGCAAAGCGAGTTCATGCTGAAGTGGACAAAGTGTGTCCAGACCAGGACCCGCTAAAGATGAGAGCAGTCGCTCTGCTGGTCGGCGAGGCCTATCTTCAAGTTGCGGCGTTAGACAAAACCATAGCTGACCATTACCGGCGCCCTCCATCTAAATAAACGTTTCCCCGTTGACAAACTTCGGGGTAATGTTATTAAATCTCATGGCACTCGCCAGACACATGGTCCGAAGGTAATCTTCAGCGCAGGATCGTTTGGCGTAGGACGGGATAAAAACGACTGGGCCCCCAGGCCACAAGGGTCCAGTCTCCAAGTGTAAAGTATCTAGGTAGTCAAGGAGACACCAAATGGCCGAACGTTTGAAAGCGGTTACCCCGCCTTTCCGAGTGAGTTTCCCTTCGATTTTCGAAGCATCGTCCTATCAAGGCGGTGACCCGAAGTATTCGGTGGCAATGCTCTTCTATCCCGACAAATTCAGCGAAGCCGACAAGCGTGCTTGGCAGGCCATGCAAGCGATTGCAGACGCCGCGTCCAAGGACAAGTTCAAAAAGCTGATTAAGGACTTGCCGGGCAACTTCAAGCGGCCACTCCGCGATGGTGCTGAAAAAGCTCATCTCGACGGCTATGGCGAAGGGATGATGTTCGGCACTGCCTCGTCCAAGCAGCGCCCTGGCCTTGTTGACCGGAACAAGCAACCGATCCTCACTGAGGAAGAGTTCTATCCCGGCTGCTGGGCTCGTGCAACTGTCACGGCGTATCCCTACGACAACGTGGGCAAAGGTGTGGCCTTCGGCTTGCACAACCTGCAGAAGCTCGGCGACGATGAGAACTTCACTGGCCGCATGGCTGCTGAGGACGACTTCGACGATGATGCTGACACAGTTTGGCAGGGCGCGGACATCGCCCCTGAGGATGATCCTACGGCGTAACCCGTAGGATTTAGCGCGGACTGTCCCCCGCGTGAGGCCAGCAGAATAATCTGCTGGCCTTTTCTTTTTGTTTTACAGGTTTCTTCTCTATGAAACTCAGTGCATTCTAATCATATCAACAACATGTTCACTGAAAGGAACACACGATGAAACTGCAAGGAACTATGAGCAAGCTGCTTGGCCAGGTATTCGCACAGGTTGACGGCGTTGTCTGGGACTTGATGTCCAATACGACAGGTGTGAAACGTGACGACGGCATCTATACCCTGGCCGAAGACGGCACTGTCGAACTCAACCCTTTCGATGCAATGTCCATGGCGATCCCGGCCTTCAGCCAGTTGACGCCCGTCGACCAAGTTAAACGTGGCGACGTCCTGATGAACAACGGCAAGCCGTCTGGCTGGATCGTCGACGTTAAGGCTACCAAAGCCAAGGCCGAGAAACCTGAAAGTGTATCCCTGCGGGCCTTGTCCTTCAATGGCCACGAAACGCAGTTCCGTCCCAAGGCTGTCAAGATGCTTGGCATGAGCGGTGTGACCGTTGTGCGGTCTCCCTTGAACTTCGGCAACACCTCGGGCGAGCAGAAGCAGGCCGGTGGCTTCGGGGACATGGCGTCGATGCTTCCGCTGATGATGCTTGCTGACGGCAAGAAAGGCTCCGGCATCGATACCAAGACCATGATGCTGATGTCCATGATGGGCGGCGGCGGCAATGCCGGTGGCCTGAACCCGATGATGCTCGCGCTCATGCTGGGTGACGACGACGAGGGTTTTCCGAAGCGGTAACACCAGCGGGTCGGTCTGCTCACACTAGCCTGAGTAGACCGGGTGTTACTTGCAAAGACTGTGGGGGTACTGGCGAAGTCGTAACGGCTAAGCTGTACCCCTCCGGGCACACCGAAGTTCATGAAGAATGCGACACTTGCAACGGCGCTGGAGAGGTCTATCAAGAACCTCAAATGGGCTGCAACGTTGGTGGTCAAATTCCATGTCCTGACTGTGTAGAACCCTTCAAGCCAGGTAAGGCGTCAGGCGCACAAAACTTGGCGTATATCCTGGATGGTGAAGACGTCTTTGGGGCCAAAACGTGGGACTACCTCAAAGACCTGTCAAGCAAAACGGCGCCAGGCTTCGATGTTCATGACCTCAACTTCCCCAACTATAGTGAGGTTGGCTTGGCTTTGAACAAGACCGACAATTCCGTCCCAACGGTATCGACAATGCTTCCATTGACTTCGTCAGTTGTGGGCAACTCCTACCGGGACGGGAACCAGCAGTCGGCTTTGCGGAATAAGAACCCGGGGAACCGAGTTCTGATTGTTCCAGAGCCTGCTAACCCGCATGATCCCTGTGCCCTGGCAGTTGTCGTGGCACGTGGATTTGGTGGAAAGTCGGGCTTTGTCTGGGTTCACGTCGGTTACGTACCGCGGGATCAAGCAAAGAAACTTGCGGCTGTCTGGCCCAAGTATCGTGGACGTCCTCTGGTCGGCGAAGGTCGATTGACTGGACATCCAGGCCGTGACAAAAACCCTGCGATTGTTGTCGAAGGGTCATTCAGGAATTATTTCCCTGATTAAACAAGATTGGTGTACGCGGCACTTCCTGTCGCGTATACTGAACAAGCTGCCTCTCATATGGCAACTGCTACCTGGCCAGGTAGTCATGACCAGCACAAGCCTTAGGGTTCTATGTTAGACTGGTTGAGTTTCTTGAGAGGCAGCGCTTTTAGATTACCCGCCGGGCTCAGCCTCCATGCGCGCCCGGGTCAAGTAAGCAGGCTGAAAGAAGTCTGTGGGAAGGGCCGTCATAAGGTTTATGACGTCTGGCTCCGCCGGCGGGTATTCTAAGAGCGCAACCGGGTTTTCTCCCCATTTATGGCCGCGCTCTCGGGGCTAAGTGTTTGGACATGGCACTTAGCCCCACTTTACTTTAGGAGGCTACATGACAGTTGACGTCATATTAGATTTCGAGACTAGGTCCGCGTGTGACCTAATGAAAGCCGGAGCCTATGCCTACTCGACGCATCCCACTACCAAAGTCATGTGCGCCTGTTGGCATTTCGCCGGCGATCCAATTGAAAAGGTTTATGCTTGGCAAGCAGGTTTCCCGCACCTCGGCATCGACCAGTCAGAGTATCCTCAAGAGCTGGCCGATCGTATTGCGGCTGGGGAAATCCTGGAAGCCCACAATGCTTTCTTTGAATTTTGTATTTGGAATAACGTTTGGCGCAAGGTCTATCCTCAGCTTCCAGAGCTTAAGCTAGCTCAAATCAGATGCTCTGCAGCCAAAGCGGCAGCGTTTGCCTTGCCACGTGCTCTTGATAAAGCCATTTCTGCTCTCGGTCTTCCTCAGAAGAAAGACCTGGAGGGCTCGGCTATCATGAAGAAGCTGGCTAAGCCTCGCAACCCAACCGCTGCAGAGAAGCGCGAGCTTAAAGCTGAGGGCAAGCGTCCAGAAGACGTTATCCTATGGCTTGAAGACAAGGACATGATCCTGCGCAATACTGTCTATTGCCAGCAAGACGTTCGGGCAGAGCACGGGCTGTCCTCAGTCCTGCGTGATTTGCCTCCCCGTGAGTTTGAGTTTTGGCAGATGGACTTGCGCATGAACCTGCGCGGGATTACCTGTGACATTGAGCTAGTACATATTGCCATTGAGCTGGCTGAGGTTGAGGCTAACCGTCTGAACGCTGAACTGCAGGAACTCACTGATGGGTTTGTGCAGAAGACTACTGGTCGAATTAAGTTCAAGCAATGGATGGAAGACAACGGGTCTAAAATTCCAAACACCCAAGGTGCGACCCTGGATATTATCCTCGGGCATGACCATGACGACAAAGAGGCGACGGCAGAGCTTAAGGCAGAGCTTCAAGGCATTGTCCTCAATGACGTTACCCGACGCGCCTGTGAGATTGTACGTGACGGCAATCGGTCGTCCTTGGCTAAGTACAAGCAGATGCTTATTCAATTGTCAGACGGCAATCGCTTGCGGGACATGATGCTCTATTGCGGGGCGTCCAGGACCGGTCGGTGGTCAGGGAAAGGCACACAGCCCCATAACTTTATTCGTGGGTATTCTGAAATTATGGAGGAAGTCTGCCAGGACATCCTCAAAGCTGATCCAGAGGCTTTGAAACTGCTCTATGGCGGGTCAGTCCTGGAAATTCTCTCTAAGGCTACTCGGGGCGCTTTAATTGCCTCTAAAGGCAAAAAGCTGATGGTAGCTGACTTTGCTGCCATTGAAGCGCGTGTTCTCCTCTGGCTGGCCAAAGCCACTGAAGCACTGCAAGTCTTCTATCGTGGTGAGGATATTTACCTGGATATGGCCACGTCCATCTTCGCGTACCCGTGCACCAATAAAGACGACTTTCCTTTTGAGCGTAAAGTTGGCAAGGCTGCGATCCTTGGCCTGGGCTATCAGATGGGCTGGGAGAAGTTCGAAGACGAGTGTCGCAACAAGAACGGGATCACCGACCAGGAACCTAAATTCTTCAAGGACGTTGTGCGGGTCTATCGCAAAGAGCGCTTCCCTGAAGTCTCGTCCTTCTGGTATGACCTTGAAGAGGCTGCAATCCTAGCGGTCAAGAAGTATGACCACACTAAAGGCGCCAGGGGCCCCCGGGTCGAATGCCGCAAGCTCACCTGGTTTATGTGGGGCCAGTTCCTACATATGGAATTGCCTTCAGGGCGTTTGCTGTCCTACTTCCGGCCGTCAGTCAAAGTCCGCACGTCCATGCTGTTTCCGGCAATCAATGAGCGGGGCTATGAGTGCTCAGTGACGGTAAACGGGCCTAAAGATATGACTGTTGCCCAGGGTCGGCGCAAAGCGGCACGTTTGGCTAAGGTAGCCAATAAGCAATTGGTGCCGAAAGCCGAACCGACGACATTTACCAATGAAACTCTGACCTTCATGCACGAGAACTCTAAGACCCGCCAGTGGGAACGGAAAGAGACCTACGGCGGAGAGCTTGTTGAGAACGCAACCCAAGCAACTGCTCGGGACTTGATGGCAGAGGCAATGCTCCGCGTCGACCAGCATCCTGATTATGACCTGCTCCTATCAGTTCACGACGAAGAAATCGCAGAGATAGAAGACGAGAAAATCCACGAGGGCTCCGTTAAGGAGTTTGAAGCGCTGATGGAAGAACTGCCCGCTTGGGCTGAAGGCTGTCCAGTAGACGCTGAAGGCTGGATGGGCCACAGGTATAGGAAATAGGCTATGACACTTGGAATTATGAACACCCTTGGGTTTTGGACTGGGTTGCATGATCGCAATGGACGTAAAGTCCATATTGGCGACACCTTAGAGTTTGATCCTAAGGAATGGGGCGGTGACAACGAAACGGTTGTCCAGTTCATAGACGGGGAGCTTAATGTCCTCGGTGGCGTTTCAGCGGTTGCTGAATGGAGCGTCGTAACCGTTGGCTACGATGAATGATGGTTACTTATCTTAAATCTGGAGTGGCTAATTGGCCGCTAGTTGATCCAAGCAAACCGCGGTGGGGCCACCAAGCCGAGGAGCTAGAAAGCTATGGCACTGACAAAGCCCGCGGTCTTCTGTGGGGTATGCGGACCGGTAAGAGCCGCGTCATAGTTGACAGCGCTTGCGCTCTACGCTCAGGCAACCGAATACGTGGTGGCCTAGTCTTTGCACCGAATGGGGTGCATATGAACTGGGTGCTTAAGCAAATCCCGTTCCACACCTGGCCAGGCATGACCTGGGAAGCGCAATATTGGTCCTCTAACTTTGCGCGGGAAAATCCACGTCTCTGGTCGGAGCGCTTCAACTCCCTACTTAACTCAACGGCAGATATGCGCTGGTTCACTGTTAACTCAGAGAGCCTAATCATGCCTGCCGTCAAGAAGGCCATTAGTGACTTCCTAGATAGTACCCAGGGTGAAGTAATTGCCATTGCTGATGAAAGCGTGGACTTCCGCACCCCCGGGTCTAAGCGCACAAGAGCGGCTAGAGGGCTTTTCAAGAAGCTCCCTTATCGGCGTATCCTCGATGGTACAGCCTTGATGAACAGCCCCTTGCACGCGTTCAGCCAGTTTGAGCTACTTGAGCCTGGTGCTCTAGGGTTCAAAACTTTTGAAGAGTTCAAGGGTTACCACTCAGTCTGGAAGCAACAACGAACCAAAAGCGGGCGATACTATCCAGCACTGGATAGATACACAAATCTAGAAACCCTGCGTGAGAATATCGGGGACTATGCCTCGGTCGTCCTCCGCGAAGACTGTGACGACATGCCGGAACTGTTGCCCATCGATGTGCCAGTGGAAATGTCTAAGCCTCAGAAAGAAGCCTATCTTGAGCTACTGGAAAAGTATCTACTTGAATTTGACAATGGTGCTGAGATTGACGCACTTGAAGGTGGCAAGCGGGCAATCAAGTTCCATCAGATCGTATCGGGATTTGCCATTGACGACTTTGGTGAAGTCCAGAACATTGATGAAGACCCGCCGCTACTGCAGGAACTAAGGAGGCAGGTAAGTGATACACCCAAGTATATTGTATGGTGCCGTTTCCGCGAGGACATTAGAAGAGTATGCGTCGCGCTACGCCACCTTGGACATACCATTGTTGAGTATCACGGAGGAGTACCGCAGGGCCTTCGGGCAGAAAATGTCGACCAGTTTAATAATGACCCTGGAACAGTTGGATTTGTCGGACAGCCGCAAGCTGGTGGCCGAGGACTTGAACTCCCCGCTGACACTATCATCTGGTATTCCAGCACTTATGACGCGATTATCAGAAACCAAGCCAACGAGCGCGGAACTGTTATGGGCGGACGCTCTGTTTCCATTGTCACACTCTCAACGCCGGGAACTGTACACGACGACATCATTGCGTCGGCAGAAGGTAAAATTCGAACCGGTGACTGGGTTTCCGGAGCCGGATTGCGTGACAAACTAAAGGAATGGAAACAAAATTTGACCAGCAGCTGAATTAAGTTCTTTTGCTGGCTTACAACTCTGCAGCTGCAGCATATCTTCAATCTTGTTCGCTGAGAATGAAAAACCAGGCCACATATGAGGAGCCACACAATGAAATCGATTATCGCACTTTCCGCAAGCATCCTGCCGCTTATTGCCTTCGCTGCTGCCGACGCCAACTCCGGTGCCGCCGGCGGGACTTCGGGCGCCGCTGGTGCCAAGCCCACGGCTGACCCCAAAGCAACCGATGCAAAGGCCCAAGCCAATGCCAAAGCCAAGGCTGATGCCAAAGCTGAAGGCAAAGAGAAAGAGCCCAAGCAGCCCAAGCGCGGTGTTGGTACCGTAGCGATGGAAGCCATTCTGGACGGTGCATCGAACGAAGAAGCCCTGGCCGCTGTTCGCAAGGAATTCCCCGACGCGAACACCACAAAGGCGTCGATCAACTGGTACCGCAACAAGCTGCGCAAAGACGGCACTGTGTCGACCGGCGGCGCCTGGAAGGGCAAGCCCGTTCCGAACGCTCGTGAAATGGCCAAAGCAGCTAAAGAAGCCCAGGAAGGCAAAGACGCCGAAAACGCAAAAGCGGGCGACAACAAGCCGACCGCCGGCGACGACCCCATGGCATGAAAACCTGAGAGCCGCCTAACCTCGGCTCTCACGTTTCTGCTGAACTACAAAGAGGCCTGAGCTTAGTGCTCAGGCCTTTTCTAATTGCATTTACAGGTTTCCTCTCTAATCGTTTTACGATATTCTAATTATAGAGCAAGGAGAAAACCATGACCACAACAATGACCGCTGCCCCTATTGAAATGAACGGGGTCTTCTTCCAAAAAGTGTTTTATCAGCCGATGACAAAAGGCATGGGTGGCGACAGCAAAGGCCTTTACGAAATCAAAGACCCACCAAACACCGGCTGGTCCCGGGCTCTGGTTATTTGGCCTGAAGACAACCAACCTGAGACCACGTCCAAGCGCAAGAAGCAAGCGGCCAAGCGTGTCACAGTCTTCTGCCCCTACACGCTGAGCGCCTATCAGGTTCGGTTCACGGCTCGCGAGGTTGCCAACCAGAAGGCTTACCCGCTTACGCCTAAGCTCATTGATAGCCTGGCAGCTATCATCGACAAGAACTGGAAAATGTATACCAATTTTGGGTTCCATAAAGCCTATGATGTTGCAGCCCTGGTGCTCACGCGTTTAGGCAAACCAGTTCCAAGCTACATGTCACCTAAGCTTGAAAACCTGGAATACAATGAGACCAGTGTGCCTAACCGGCATGGCAAGCCAGTTGCAGACACCCTGCTTCGACCAGTAAAATCCTCGAGTAAGCGCGGGCAAGTTTGTGCCTTCTTTATGGCTGATGGAACAGGCTCTTTGCGTGAGGCCATGGCCAAGTTTGATATGTCTCGGTCAGGTGTTCTGACGCACTTGCATGGACTTCACAAAGACCACGGCCTTGGCTATGTATTGCAGGGCGATATGGCAACTCTGATGTTGCCTGCAGGTTGCACTGACCCAATGATCGACGGCGCCCAGGCTGAAGTCCATCAGAAGACCGTGGCTCAAACAACTGCCCGGAAAGCAGGCAAGCCTTGCAAGCCCACTGTCACTGCTCTACCAAAGAAAGGCAAGCGACGGGAAGTTGCCTTGTCTTTGGTCGAAGAGGGCTCTATTGCTGAAGTCGCCGAAAAGGCTGGATGCACACCGAACTCAGTGAGGTCTCACCTCCACGACCTGCATACGAAGCACGGCTTCGGTTATGAGTTGTCCTCAGACAAGTCTCGTGGTAAACTGATCGCACCGGAGGGATGGACACCAGACTATGATCCCGAAGAACTTGACCCGCTAGCCTAAGGAGCTATAATGGAACTGAAATCAACCGCAAGCTGGATGGAACGCTATCTTGAGCTTGTCTATCACTTCAATACTGAGATTATCGGGTTGCCGATCCCCAGTCAGCCGAGCCGTCTCAATGACGGCCGCAAAGATTGGGCTATGTCTGCGCTCAATGAAGAGGTCTCCGAGTTCTTCCAGGCCGAGACCTTGGAAGACGAGGTCGATGCTCTGTTGGACCTTGCATACTTTGCTTTGGGCCGTATCATTGAAATGGGCGTTGTGCCTGGGGCTACATTCGAGGAAGTCCATGCTGCCAATATGGCCAAGAAGCGTGGCGAGTTGTCCAAACGGCCGAATGCGCAGGGCTTTGATGCGCTTAAACCAGAAGGGTGGCAGCCTCCGAACCTGCTTCCGTATCTCGCTCTGGATCGCCGACAGACGCGTGCCGCGTATGAAGCTGCGCTCTCTGAACGAGAAGCTGCCGAAGCTGTCACAGAGCGCGATATGCTCTCGATGAACGACGGAAATCCGAAGCTTGTCATTATCGGTCATGCGCGACACGGCAAGGACACCGTTGCTGAAATCATAAGCCGGGAATATGGCTTTTCCTTCACTTCGTCGTCTTTGTTCTGCGCCAACCATGTGATTATGAAGGCAATCAATAATCCCAAAGAGGCGCTTGACCGGTACGTCGAAGCAGGCTGCCCAGGGCTCACTGAATTGCAACTGCGCGATGAGCTGGAGCTTATGAAGGCTCGGGGCTATAAAGACGCGGATCAGTGCTTTGAAGACCGGATCAATTTCCGCACTGCCTGGTTCTCGTTGATTGCGACCTATTGCTATCCTGAGCGCGAGCGGCTGGCTCGGGAAATCTTTGATGACAATGACCTCTATATTGGCATTCGTGACAAGCGTGAGTTTCATGCTGTCGCCAATTCAGGCCTTGTCGATGGCGTGATTTGGGTTGACGCTTCAGAGCGGGTTGAACGCGAGCCAATGGCCTCTTGCACTGTCGAGCCCTGGATGGCAAACTGGGTTATCGATAACAACGGGACAGAAGACGACCTGCACCGCAACGTTCACCAACTTATGGCTCAGTTTGGCCTTGAAAGGATCACGCAATGATTACTATGGTCTACGGCCCGCAAGCAAGCGGCAAAACCCGCAACAAAGACGCCCTGGCAAAGCACTTCGATCATATGCGGGTGCTTGACGGGGTACACCAGCCGCAACGGTCAGGCCAGTTCCGCACTGACGACGGGCGGGTGCATACTCAGGTGCCCACCGACGCACTTCTGCTCACAACCATGAGCCGCGAGGAGTGTGTCAAGTTCATGGCCAAGCATGAGGTCACCGGAGCTTTGGTGCCGATCCACGAAGCCCTTTTGGAGATTAAGAAATGAAGAGCCAACCTTTTCAACAGGTCTATCGCGACCTACTAAGCGAAATCATGGACAATGGCGTCGATGAGAAAAACGCCCGTACCAATGTGCAGATCAAGATGCTGCAGGGCGGGCATTCGTTCAAGCTGGACCTCACTGACGGTAAGCTGCCTATTGCGGGCAACCGGCGCTACTTTCCACAAGTGGCGGCGGCTGAAACGGCTTGGCAGTTCATGGGCACTAAAGACCCGGAGTTTATTGTCGGGAAGGCACCTAAACTCTGGTCGAAGTTCGTCGAGGACGGGGAGCTTAAAACCGCCTATGGCTATCGCTGGCGCAAAGAGTTTGGCCGGGATCAATTGGCCTTGGCTTGTAAAGAGTTGAAGGACAATCCGACCAACAGACAGTTGTTTGTCTCTGCATGGGACCCACGGCATGACGGCCTTGGCGGAGAGCAGCCGAAGAATATCCCGTGCCCTGTCGGCTTCACGGTATCCCGTTATAACCATGACCTGCACATGAGCGTGTTCATTCGTTCCAGTGACGTGTTTGTCGGGCTTCCTTATGACGTCATGGCCTATGCTTTGACGGCAGATGCAATCGCAGCCACCGTGGGCCTCCGTCCTGCTTCACTGCACGTCACACTGGCGCATCCTCACTTGTACAAGCCGCATTGGAATGCAACTCGGGCTTGCCTCACTGGTGACTGGGACAGCTCTGAATGGCGCGAGCAGAAAGAGTTTGCTGATGTTGCCACTACTTGGCCGACTGATGTGTCGCCCAATCTGCCTGGCTGGGGCATCGGCATGATTGAAGGCCATCCTGACGCCTATATTGATGTCGTCAAGCAGTTGACCCGCCGCACGTCGCAGAACCCTTGGAACCCACTTCCTGAAGTTATTGAATGAACTGGCGTCTCGCATTCCTTCTGGCCCTCGTAGCTTTCACTTCTGGCTTCGGGGGCCAGTTTCTTTATGACCTCCTTACTAAGGGAAATTGACATGAACGACCCCTCATCTCAAATGGACAAGTGGGACACTAGGTTCCTGCGCCTTGCTGTCGAAGCACGGTCCTGGACTAAAGGCTTAGGCGCTGGTGTCGACCGTGGAGTTGGCGCTTGCGTTGTCTCTCCGAACCGTCACCAGTTCTCGCTTGGTTATGCTGGCTTTCCTCAGGGCGTTGACGACAACCCTGAACGTCTCGCCAGCCCCGACTATCGCGCCTATCATACTGTCCATGCGGAATTGAATGCAATTCTCAATGCCCGCTGTTCAGTTGAAGGCTGGACAATCTATGTGACAGAAGCCCCGTGTCATGAGTGTTCCAACGCAATCATCCAGGCTGGCATTAAGCGTGCAGTGACTGGAACACCTCGCCGGGACTCAAGCTGGTACCGATCGCAGCTTGAAGGCCGTGAAACAATGCGTGAAGCTGGTCTCATCATTGATACCCTGGAGATGCCAGTATGAAACTCATTATGGCCATAAGTGGTAATGGCTTTGTTGCCACTGGTGAAGACGATGATATGTCCTGGACTGGACCGGTCGATAAAGCGGTATTCAAACTGCTGACAAGCACTAGCGACGTTCTCGCCGTATCGGCTAAGACCTTGCAATATATGCCAAAAGAACTCCCCGGGCGCGGCAAGCTCTATGGTTTGTCGACAAACCCGAGCAAGGGTGTTCAGCTTGAAGACTTTGCAGCCATGTTCCCCAATGCCTGGTTGCTTGGTGGACAAGAGCTTGGGCTATTTGCAATGAAGAACGGGTTTGTGGATACCGTTTACCTTTGCCGGGCGGTTGACACTATGTTGGTCGCAGCCGGGCCCGCGCTATTCGCCACTGACCCAAGCGAAGACCCACCTCAGGACGTGGAAGACACGCGCATCCCCGATAAGATCAGCCGCTATCTGGAACGGAGGCAGCACTCTCCCGGCCGGGGCTCCTGGTGGGAACAAACTATGCGGGTGAAGATTGAGAACCTGCTAGTCGAAACATGGAAACGCGGGAGTTCAGTTGATGGCGAGTAAAACCGCAGAGAAAAACCTGTGGAACCGGATGCGGGAGGCTATGAGGGTCTTCCGCGCCGACGTTCACTATACCCGCATTGAAAACTCGGTTTCAGATAGCTACCCTGATGTCGAAGTATCCCTGCTCTATGAAGGGGTTAATTACGGCGCAACCTTTGAGTTGAAGACAGCAAGTCGACCAGTGCACTTTGAAACTTCCGTTCCTGTGCATGTTCGTCCTGGACAGGTGCGCTGGCTTAAGAAGCGCTGGAATGTCAGAGGTTCGGCATGGCTTTTGGTTCAAGTAGGTTCAGGCAAGGACTTGGCGCGCTACCTGCTTCCCGGTGACCTTGCCGGACCAGCCGAGGAAGGCCAAAGCGAAAGCTGGTTTGCAAAGCACTCAGTCTGTAAGCATGATGACCCACTTGACGAAATTGTTAAACTGGGGTGCACCTGGAGGTGGCTAGATGAGAATTGATACCGCAATTGCTGGTGCCACGTTCCGTGAGGGCGGCACGGAGATTGTTACGGGGTTAAAGGTTGGGCAGCGCTACCGGTTGGAGCGCGAGCCCTCTAACCCGTACGACCCAAACGCGGTCAAAGTACTGGTTGAGAATTACCAATTCGGCCGGGCCCAACCAAAGACATACCATTTGGGCTACATTCCGCGCAAGTGGTCAGGAACGGTATCTGCAGCCCTTAAAAACAACAATCTTCATGTTTGGGCTGTTAAGAAAGACGATTACTGGGGAACAATTTCCGTTCTGTGGGTTGACGCGTCAAATGATCCGCTATAATATAAAAGGACGTTAAAAAGGAATGTCCAATTATGTTTATCTGTCGTCAAACCCGCTCTGACACAAATCCTAACGGCCGTCGCATCATCTTAGAAGCGACCCACGACGCCATTGACCTGTTCTTGCAAAGCGTCGCAAAAGTGGACAGCCGCGCAAGCAAAGACGCCGCGTTGATGGCCTTGGCTAATGGTCATGATGTACGCGGCATTAACGACGGAGCCCTCTGGTACCGCGTTGAAAAGCCTGCGACCTTTGTCCCCGCGCCAACTCACTGTGACCTTTCGCAACGTACCCTCACTGACGTGATGTATGACGGGCGGGTCAATAACAGTGCACGGTGGGCGACAATGGACGAGCAAAGCTGGCAACTATACGGCTGCGGCATTCTGGGCACAGGCAATGGCCAAAAGTATCAGCGCGGCTTGGATGGTTTGTTCTATGTTTCCGAAGGCATGGCCTCGGTTCGCCGATTTGGGGTAACAGCATGACAGTCCTGTCCTTCTTCATCATTCGCAATAAAAAGACTGGGCAGTACTTGCCGCCCGGTATGGGTAGTGGCGCTCGTGGAACTACGCATCAAGACCTTGTTACGCCCTGCGAAACACGCCCACCTAAACTGTACCATACTGAAGCGGCGGCAAAGTCTTCTCTAACCTGGTGGCTAAAAGGTGTAACTTCTGTTAACCGGTTTACCATTGGCAGCTCATGGGAAGGCTATGAAACTGACGAAAGTTGGGGCACTGAGCCTGATCCAAGCCGCATTGCCGAAGACATGGAAATTGCTCAAGTGGACCTACACTTATGACCCGTATTAACTGCATCCCACCCTCTGAGCTTACGCGACAGCACTTGGTCGCCGAGTATCGTGAGCTTCCCCGTGTGTTTGGCATGGTTCTTGGCATGGTTGAGCGTGGCGTCACTGACCCGTCTCTTGCCGTTATACCTCCGACGTACCGCATGGGCACGGGGCACATGAAATTCTTTGTCGACAAGCTGGGTTACCTGGTCAAACGCCAAAAAGCCCTAATTGCCGAAATGCAAGCCCGGGGTTATCAGCCTAATCATACTGACCCAGACAATCTGCTGGCGAATATTCCCGTATCGTATCACGGCGACTGGGAGCCAACTGATGAAGCGCTTGCCATATCTCGCGCTCGTATACAGGAGCGCCTCGATGGCTAATTCCGTTACTCCAAAAGTCGCTAACGCAATGCAGGCCAAGGCCACAACCTATAAAGTGCTTTGCGCCATTGTCAAGCTTTATGACGAAGCAACGGTAGTTGAAATCCAAGCCAAGTACAATAAAATTGCAGGCCCCTGGAATTTGCCTATTGATTATGTGACAGTTGAAAGCGCCCGGGCTCATTTAAGCCAGGGCGTGAGAAACGGTCTCCTGCGTTATGAGCGCCGGCGTAAAGGCCAGAAAGTTGAACGTCGCATCACTGGTATGGCTGATGGCGTTGGTTACTATATTTGGGACGGCGATAAAGACGAGGGCGCTGAATAGAGGTTCGCGTCAAAGCTCAATTCTGATATTGTATTTATATGAGCAATGAAAGGAAACAACATGTCCAATAACTCTGTGAAAACAACCCGCTACTCCGCGTCGACCAGCGAGGTCGTTGAAGCGGCCTGGAAGTTGAAGCGGCTGACCGAGACCCACGAGATGCGCCAACGGGCTCTCCAGGAAGAATACAAAAAGAAGTCCATCGCCATTACTGATGAGCTTCAAGTATCCCAGAGCGCCGCTTTTGAGAGCGTTCGTAAAGAGCTGGACATTCCGGACAGCGACTGGGGCGACGGTCAAGATTGGGCTCTGAATATCTCGGAACTTGGCAATGGCACTGTGGCCATGGTTCACAAGACTGACGGCGATGCGCCAAACCAGAAAGGCGGTTGTGGCTGCCCGGCGTGCACATTGGCTGGCCTTCTGGGTCTCACTGATAATGACGAGGACGACAGCGATGTCCAAGCTCACGGGACGTTGCACTGATGGGCCACAGGATTAATGAGCGCATCTTCTGGACTAAGGAAGAGGCCGAAGAAGATCAGAAGACGAAGGGCACTCCGGGGTATAGCGAGGTCTATCCAAGAGGCATCTCGCCCTGCAAAGCCAAGCATCCTGAAACGGGCGAACCGACTGACGCCTGGAAGTCAACGACTGAAGTCTATTCGGGGTAAGATTGGAACCGGCAGGTAGCACTGCCGGTTTTCCCCGTTTTAGATACATGCTAGACTGAGCATCTCCATAATATGAGGAAACCCATGGAACACCCTGCTATTGCAACCCAAATTTGGGATAAGAAATACCGTTTCAAAGATGCGAAAGGCGAGCCCATTGATACTACTGTCCATGACACTTGGGCCCGTATTGCTCAAGCTCTGGCGGAAGCCGAAAGCGACGACCCGGAAGTAGTGGCTGAGTACTTCTCCCAGTTCTACTTCGCTCTTGATGAATACCAGCTCTTGCCTGCTGGCCGCATCACCGCTGGTGCCGGCACCGGTCGTCAGGTTACCCTATTCAATTGTTATGTCATGGGCACGATCCCAGACAGCATGGACGGCATCTTCTCAATGCTCCGTGAAGCCGCTCTGACAATGCAGCAAGGCGGTGGCATTGGTTACGACTTCTCAACCATTCGTCCTTCTGGTGCGACTGTCAAAGGTGTGGCAGCAGACGCCTCTGGACCGCTTTCCTTTATGGACGTTTGGGATCGCATGTGCCGCACCATCATGTCGGCAGGTGAACGGCGCGGTGCAATGATGGCAACCATGCGCTGTGATCATCCTGATATTGAGGAGTTCATTGAAGCTAAGCGTGAAGCTGGACGCCTTCGCATGTTCAACCTCTCAGTGCTTGTTACTGATGCGTTCATGAAGGCAGTCGAGCGCAATGATGACTGGCAACTGTGGCACAAATCTGAACCAAGCTCAGGGCTGCCAGGACACGCTGATTACGGCGATGGGTTTGTTTATAAAACCATTCCAGCACGTGAGCTTTGGAATAAGATCATCCAAGCAACCTATGACGTGGCCGAGCCAGGGGTTATCTTCATTGACCGCATCAACCAGCTGAACAACTTGGGGTACTGCGAGACCATTGCTGCCACAAACCCATGCGGGGAACAGCCGTTGCCGCCGTATGGGGCTTGCCTCCTGGGTTCGATCAATTTGTCCCGCCTTATCAGTGCCGCCTTTACCGCACAGGCTAGCTTGGACCTCGACCAGCTCGACCAGCTAGTTGCAACTGCGGTGCGGATGATGGATAACGTGGTCGACGTTTCTCTGTTCCCAGTCGCACAACAAGAAATTGAGGCCAAGGACAAGCGCCGTATCGGCCTCGGTGTAACAGGACTTGCAGACGCTCTGGCGATGTGCCGTGTGAAGTACGGAACCGACGAGGCGGCTGAGCTAGTTGAGGAATGGATGGAAGCAATTGCTCTGTCAGCCTATTCCGCCTCAATTGAACTGGCCAAAGAGAAAGGGCCTTTCCCTAAGTTCGACGCTGACGGCTTCCTGCGTGAGGGCTCTTTTGCTGATCTGCGTTTGCCGCTGGAAATGAAGAATGACATTCGCAAGCATGGCATTCGGAACGCCCTCCTTACTTCGATTGCGCCAACCGGGACAATCAGTCTCTACGCCGGCAACGTCTCCTCGGGCATTGAGCCTATCTTTGCCTATGGTTACACACGCACCATCCTTAACGGCGACGGGTCTAAGCGTCAGGAAGAAGTAGTGGACTATGCGGTTGCCCTTCATCAGGAAATGCACCCTGGCGAAGAACGCCCAGACTACTTCACCACGGCTCAGCACCTCACACCAGCCGAGCATTTGAAGATGCAAGCGGCTGCGCAGAAGTGGGTCGATAGCTCCATCTCTAAGACGATCAACGTTCCGGCTGACATTTCCTTTGAAAGCTTCCGCAACGTTTATGAGGAAGCCTATAAGCAGGGTTGCAAGGGCTGTACAACGTACCGTCCAAATGACATTACTGGGTCTGTCTTGGAAGTGAAGACTGACAAGCCAAAGTCCAAGTCGTCCAGTGAAAAGCCAGCCGATCGGCCTCGTCGTTTGGAAGGGGCAACCTACAAGCTGAAATGGCCAAACGAGCCTCATGCCTTCTATCTGACCTTCACCGATCAGATTGATGATGCTGGTGGTCGTCGTCCGTTTGAGGTGTTTATCAACTCCAAAAACGTGGATCACTATCAGTGGATGGTTGCTCTTACTCGCATGGTCTCTGCAGTGTTCCGTCGCGGTGGCAATGTGTCCTTTGTGGCTGACGAGCTTCGTGAGGTCTTTGATCCTAAGGGCGGCGCCTGGATGAGCGGAAAGTATGTTCCGTCTTTGCTTGCAGCCATGGGCAATATTGTCGCAGACCATATGACCCAAATTGGCTATGGCGACTTCAAGGGGGCTCTCACCGACCAGGAACCTGCGGGCGATATTGAAGTCGAGAAGACTGAACCTGTAGTCCTTGGTGCCAGCACTTGTAAAGACTGCGGAAGCTGGAATACTGAGCACCAAGGCGGGTGTGAAGTATGTAAAGACTGCGGCTCTAGCAAGTGCGGCTAATCGGCTAAGCAAAATGAACGAAGCCCGGGCGACTTCCATAGTCCCCCGGGCTTCTGTGTCTTTCTGTAACGCTTTCGGCGCGCGTAAGCTAAGTGGTTATGCGCTAATTCTGAGCCGGAATGCTCACCGGTTCTTCTATAACGCAAAACTCATTAGACCTATTTGAGACTAGCCGAGGGGGTTTAATGCGATCGTCATGCACTTCCCATACGGTGTCCACCACATAGCATCCGATAGGCAGTGGATAGAAGTTTTCCCGGCAATACTGCCCCGGGGTGCTCCGATCAATGAAAAGCCAAAAGTCAAACAAGTGAGTAGGGTTAGGCAGAAATGAAGTGTTGGGATTGTACGGGTGGGCTCCGGTGTTGCCACAAATCCATTCGCCATCAGTGGTGCTAATGCTTGTAGTCCAGGTACCTGGAAAAGGCTTCTTAACACGCCGGTCCACCTCCATTACCGGGTCCATACCATAAATGGTATCCTCAATAAAGACGCTATACACCTCGAAAAACGAGCTGACCGGGTAGTTGGCACCAGCAGTTGTGCGCCCAATTGAAAAGAAAATTAGGAACAGCATATGAAGAACCAAACTTAGGGCTACAACAAGAATGGTCAGGGCGGTATTTACTCGATGAACTCTGGTCATGGGTTAACCTTTGATGAAAGATTGCGAACAGTTTCAGTCAGGTTATCAATGCGGACTTCAAGCCGGGTAACACGGTCTGAGTTGGTCGAATACCGAAGGTTCTCAGACTCCACCTGGTCAATGCGTACAGAAAGCTGGCCCATCCAAAAAGCAAAACCTGCTGTCTGGAGAAGTAGGGTAAAAATAAGGGCCACTGGAATTTTCTTATCGATTTGCCAGGTGTCCCTATTTACGTTTGTATCCGCCATGGTGCGCTGTCCTTGCGAAAAGTCGAAAGCAAGCATTGCCGGCCTTCGACTTTAATTGTAATGTATACAGGTTTGCTGGCAAATAAACCAACATTTACTCTGCCGGGTCCTCGGTCTTAGCGCCCAAGATAATATCCATTGTGGAATTGTGCTCGTTGACTAGGCCTGCATGACGGCTGCGGCAATTCACTAGATTGCGCCGGTCGACCAGCCAGTAGTCCTCAGTTTCAGACTGGCTCAGCACTCGGTTAGGCAAAAAGACTGGACGCGCGCACTCCTGGGTAAGTGATGCAGGAGCGCGCTCTACGTTCAAGCCTTCAGCGGATTGAATTGAGTCGCCGCACGCTGCCAGTGCCAAGGGCAGGGCGATCAGCATCAGGGTCTTCATTGGCTTCTCTCCTAAGCTTGTCAACCTCAGCATTGAGGTCTTCCATTTCCTTAAGCCGCTGAACCTCTAGGCGTACTAGGGCTTGACGTGCCGTAGTTAGTTCAGCATTAAGGGCGTCTAAAGCTTCCTGCTGCTCTAGCCGTTCAGCGGATTGCCCGTCAGCACGACCTTTCAGGTATGCGCTACCTGTCAAGGTGCCAATAACGGCTAAAGCGGCTAGAAGGATATAAATCCTATTCATTATCAAACACCTCGTCAGGTCCTTACTGGGGGCTTAACTTGCTTTGCCCAGCTATCCATTCCAAAGGCCGCAGCAGCAAAGCCATAGACCCAGATTGCCAGTCCAATTGCCAGATCGACCAGGGACGAGAGGTCTCGGTCATTCTGAGTAAGGGCAATATAAACAATGCTCATAACAAGCGCCCAATGCAGCACGAGCTGGATTGTTGCGGTCTCACGTTTGAAGGTCTTTTTCTTTTCAGCAGGCATTCTTAAAGCCTCGCTGCTTGGACATGCATCCAGTCGTAATTGCGGGCACGGCCAAGGGACAGCCATCCCTCGCTTTCCCAACAGCGCCAAAATTCAACGCATTCTGAGGTTGCCAGTTTCGCGCGATCATTGCCCCACTTCAAACGATTGCGTTCTGGGTCAGTATCAATTGCAATGCCCCAAGCATGTGTGGATAGTGTGCTGCCACCACGCTTTTTACGGAAGTTATAGCAGCCACCAAATAAGTCAAAGCCCAAACGTTCAATATCGGCTTGCGAATAAGCGCTGGCGATTTTGGTATAGACACGCTCAGCACTGTCGGCGACCTTCTCATGACAGCTAAAGCGGGTTATACTTTGGCTCTTGTCCCACGCAATTTTCATGGTGAAAGGTAAATTGACTTTGCCAGCAGTGCATTGTGGGCCACCGGCTTCGCCATAAAACCTGGTCATATCCTGGCCCGTTTGATTTGGCCAGGGAGTAATATTCAGCTCTGGTTGGGCAGCTTCCTCATTATCGCGCCAACTGGACGGGCGACGGCCATTGGCCTGAGTTGCCTCCCAAAGGCTCAAGGCATATTCTGTGTCAGGGCCATACAAACCATCGATCGGCCCGACTTCCTCGAAGCCCGCATATTTCAGTATCAACTGGGCCGCTGCAACAGCCCGACGAGCCTGGCTCCATTTGCGACTGCCCACGGCAAGTTCATTGGCGCGCCTGTCCAGTATTTTGTTGACAGCAGCAACAGATTTTGGGCCCATATCATTCAGGTCCCCATTGTAATATCCAGCAGCTGTGAGCAGCTGGTTGATTGAGCGTATATTCATGTCTGTCTCCTTTATGAGGTTGCAGCCCCAAGCTGAAGGTACTGGATTGAAACGGTGACTGCGCCGCCAGTAAAGTCTCCGCCGTTAGCCGTAAGCGTGACAGGGGTATTGGAATAAAAGGCTGTTGGCCCGATAACCCCAATATTGCTAGCCCCGGGGGTAATACCCAGCGAACCGCCATAGGCGCTCTGAGAGCCTCCCGAGGGACCGCAATCGTAGCTGGTCGCTCCGGTAATATCTGCGGTGGTCAAGGTGGATACCCCGAGCAGCACACATCGTGCCGGGATAACAATCGAAGTATCGACCGAGGGTCCCGTCAAGCCAGTAAGCTCTTCTTCATTGATGCCCATTTGCAAAGATGCGCCATTTGGGCTAATAACGCCAGCGCCAGCGTCGTCCTCGCCTTCGGCAGACCAAGCGCCCATGCTGAAGCGACAGGCAACAGCCTCGTCTTCAACCCAGCAGAGCCAACCTTCGTTTGGCGCATAAAAGACCCAGCCGTTGCCGTCATAGAGGGCAATATTATTGGCTTTACCCAGCCAGTCGCTCGAAGCAGGGCTGGCAACAAGGTACGTGTCACCCAAAGTTGGGTTGCTTGGCGGCGCGCCCAAATCGCGGTCTAGCACCGAGAGCTGGACAAGGGTGTCAATGGTAGCCAAAGCCTCATTGAAGGTTACGTGCTTCTGAGACTGGCTTGCAGTCATTTCGGGAATATTCAGTTTAGTGGTGCTCATCGTTCAATAATCTCCTCAGCTTTGATACCGCGACCAACGGTGGCACTCATTTGATAGACCCTAATCTTAATCTGGTCTGTTTGAACGGCGCCAAAGTCCGCGATTTGCATGGCCTCTGTGTAAGTGTACGCCGGCGATGCCAGGTCTGTAACCTCGCGAACAACTGTCGAGCCGTCCATGATTTCTAGTTCATAGCTCTCAGTCTCTTCGTTAAGTGGTACGCTGGCCAGTTCCCATGGGTCCCCTTCAAAGCGTGTACGACGTACCCAAGAAAGAGCAATATCATTGCTGGTGCTCAGGTGCCAGCGAGCTTTTAGGTGAACCGGGGCATAGGGCTTTTTGGCCATAGCCTCGTGCCGGAAGCTTGTTTCCAAATACGCCGTATCGTCCTCAAGAGCTTTGTAGGCGCTGCCAAACCTCACGTCAATTACGGTATCACGTGCGCTAGGTGCAAGTGGCAAATATGGTGCCGTAGTCGGATCGATAGAGAATTGGTTCTCCATAAATACAAATGCGGCACCAGCGTTAAACGACGCCTCGTCCATAACCCATTCAGTGCCAAGCTGGCCACGAATAAGCCCGCTAAGAACGTAGTCCCCGCTGGATGTCAACGTTGCAGTGGTGTACTGAAAAATTTCCCAGTGCCCTTCCGCGTTCTGCATAGCACAGGTATTTTCCCCGTTCAGAACCCGCTCTTCGCTAGCGGCGCTTGGCATTGTGCCACCAAGCAAAGTGACAGTAATGGTTTGGTTACGCAACCAAACCCCTGTCTTTGCCGGCTCAACACTTTGGACCAAAAAGCCCATAGTGTTATTGACACTAAGAGTTCTGCCCAACTGCCATTCTTCGCTGTCTGGGCTTGGGTCGTCGTCCCTAAAGACGTTGACGTTCCCAGGCCATGGCGAAGCAAAGGTTGCCAGCCGCGGCGACCAGTCAGACGGTTCGTTTCCAGAAAAGAGCGGAATGTCCATAACATAGAGTTCCGGGAAGCCAGGCACTCGAGTGACAGCCGCAGCCTTGTATTGAGGCGGATAGACTGGAAGCGTGAACAGGCTCATATCGAAAGACTGGAAAGATACCTCATGGAACTCGCCGGTATCAATAGACTGAATACGCCCCTGGCCCACCCGGTCACCGATCGGGAAAACAATGCCGTCACCCGGGTCAAGCCGAAAGAACGACGGCGGCAGGTTCAACGCCCCGTTTTCACGGGCGGCCCAGGCCTGGTGCAGAATACTGTCAGCCAGCCCGCGAACATAGTCTGGAGCCAGAGACTGTGGAAGCTGGATAGTAGAAACGTCGCTGTTGTTGGTTTGATGGCGCTTTGCATCAAGCGAGGACACCTCATAATCATTATAGGCGTCGATAAAGTCCACAATCACGCTTTTGGGCAGTTCACTGTCCTGCGCTCGCGTAATGGTAAAACCAAGCGGGTCATTTTCAGTGGACACAAAGTCATCAGTGTAAAGGACCGTCATGCTGGTCGACGACTTAAGGGCAAATTTGATCTTGCCCTCACTTTCAAACGCATCGAATTGGAACCCAGTCATAAGAGATGCGATAGCATCCCGAGGAGCAGTAATGCCCTCGATATGGTAGCCTTTCACAAGGCCCTGGGTGCCATTTAGCTGCGTTGTATCAACGTCCGTTACACCGACTTCGGCACAGAGCTTCTCAACCAGGCGTGGGAGCGCAGGATAAGCATTGCGGCCTGTCATCCAGTGCCCATAGCGCCACAAGTCGCCGTCACTCCAAACGTCCATACGCGTAGGGTACTCAGGGAACGGGCGTGCGTCCCAGCACCAAATAAACATGTTGTCAATATCCAACATGCCAGCTGGAGCTTCGTCGCGCCAGTACTGAAGCATAGCCTCGGCGTAAACGCGGGAGATATACTCGTCCTGCTGCCCGCTTGAGTAGTACGGCAGGAAGCTTTCCGAGGACTTAGGGTCATAGAACACATTGGGCTGGTTTGTGCCCTTGTCTGCACAGGGGCAACCAAACTCAGTGAACCAGATAGGCTTAGAGCCTGGGGTGTATTCTGTGGGAGTTGCCGCTTCTGATCCGCCAGGGCGGTTATAATGAGCATTTGCCCACCAGTTGCGAATGTCCTTCTGACGGTAAACCCAGGGCTTGCCGGCGCTATCAGTAATCGGGGTCCTGATTTGACGGTCTCGGGCGTCCATATCCTCATAGTACCAGTCATAATACTCACCACCCTCAATATTCGACTTCAAGTAGTCAATATTGTGGGGTGAGACAACCCCGTTGTCTGCGTCGTAGTCAAGATGGGTTGTACCATCGCGCCAGTCAGACAATGGCAGGTAGTTATCAATCCCGATAAAATCGATGTTAGGGTCTGCCCACAGAGGGTCAAGATGGAAGTACACGTCGCCGGAGCCATCGCCGGGACGATGAGAATGGTACTCCGACCAGTCGGCTGCGTAACCCACCTTAGTATCAGGGCCCATGATGCCTTTGACGGTTGCCGCCAGCTTCTTGAACTCAGTTACCGCGGGGTAGGTGTTTTCAGATGATCTGATGGTCGTTGTGCCCACCATCTCAGTACCAATGATGAACGCGTCAACGCCGCCAGCATGATCGCACAGGGCAGCATAGTGCTCAACCATGCGATTGAAGCCCCATTCACCATTGAAAAAATGATCTACCTGATCGGCTGCGGCTGCGGTCTTGTCGACAGACCCGGCAAAACCTGCCGCCGGACTACAGGTGATCCGACCGCGCCAGGGGAAGATTGGTTGACCGATGCTTTCGGCGTTGTCGCTGTACGGCGTCGGAAGCTCGTTGCCCTCAGTTACGTGCATGAAAACAAAAGGATAGAATACGACCCGGTGACCCCGTTCTTTGAGCCAGCGGATGGCCTCAATCACTACATCATCTGACGGAGTGCCACCATAGATTGGATTGCCCTCGGCGTCACGTCCAACTTCTCGAGCGCCGTCTTGAGACCGCACCAGCTGGTTGACGTTCCACTCGCGCGGGGTAACAATACCGGAGCGCTCCTTGTATTCCACGTAAGGGTGAATTTCGCATTCTCCAATACGCAGGTCATCTCCAAACCATCCAACGACCAGCATAACTGCGTCAAGATTTGGCTGGAGCAACTCGAGCTGGGTCATAGAGCGGACAAAGTCGCTCTCACCATGCTGGTTGTGCATATTCATATAAGTGGCTGGAGTACGGTCACTCTCGCGCTCAGGAATGAACAGCGGGTGGTTATCCCAGCTCCCGAACAAGCCGCCAAAGAAGGTGGACATCACATTGCGGGTGGCGCTTTGCAGGGTATAAACATCAGTCCCATAAACAAACTCGCCAGAGCCCGGGATAAGGCAGAACGAACGTCCAATATTAGAAATATCGTCGGGATCGTTGGTTTCCATTGGAGCAATAAGCTCGGCGGTCACCTGGGGGATACGGTTGCTGAAGTCGGTTAGCTCAAAGTCTTCAAAGACAATGTAGGCCGTGCCCCGGAAAGCCGGGGTATTGTCCACGCCTTCAATACTTTGGATAACGGAGTCAGGCTCCTGGTCTTCAGTGCCACGATAGAACACTGTGGAGGCCAATGAGAGGTCAATCTCTTTGCCATCCATCCATAGGCGCCCTAGCTGAGTGCGTTCATTGCCCTCGCCAAATGCAACGGCAAAAGAGCAAGTGTAGGTATAGGTAGTGGTCTCGACCTTTTGACCGCCGCCCCCTTTGCCACCTACCTCTTCACGCTCAACGGACTTGGTCTCTTTGAACCGGGCAGACCAGATGAGGTTCCCACCAACTCGCATAATGCCATAGAGGCGGCCAACAGAGGCCCCCTCAGATGATTGCATTACCGTGATTTCTTGCAGTCTAGGTCCCTCGTTCCGAATAGCCGGAGTGAGGGAGGAGATAATCATGTTATCAACCATACCACCAACAGCTGCACCGATTGAGCCACCAATCGATGCTGCTGTTAGGGTTGCCCCGAGCATGGTGATACTACCACCAATCGCCGTACCAATTGCTGTACCGACAAGACCTAGGGCAAGAGTAGCCATTTTTAATCCTCAACGTTTGGGAACTTAAAGGCTGCAACGACCTTAGGCTCCCATCTTTTACCAAGGGTCACCTCATAGACCTTATGGCCGCTATGGGAATGAACCATATCTGTTTCATTGGTCATGATGCCACAGTGCCACGCTACCAACTTAGGGTGGGCCCTGAACACCAGAATGACCGCGGGCCCGCGTGTTTCAACGGGAACTTCGACCAAGTACTCTCTTGCAGCCTCAAGCATGGTCTCACCGCCTGAGGTGCGGCGAGGAGGTCGACCCCGAGTTACTGGGACAGCAATTGGCTCAGCCCCTAGCATCTCAGCATAAACGCCCCGAATAAGACCAAGGCAATCGCACCCTTGACCCTTAACCGCCATTATGTTATGATACGGTGTTCCGATCCAAGAGCGAGCCAGTGTTACAACGTCCTGCGCTTGCATTTAAGGTCTCCTTAGTTAATTGAACAGAGATTTACCGTCCAAATTATCATCACCAATTTTTGGATAGAACAGCAGCATGTCCGGACCTGGAATGAGATTGAAGCCGCGGAAGTTGGCAATGTTATTGAACTTTTTCTGACAGGTCGCCGCATCTTGCTTGCAGCCCACCGTGATCACGAAGGTATCTCCGGGAGCTACGGTATCTGGCATTGGCTGCCATAGCTCAATAGTGGCTACTCCGTCAAGCATACTGTGGAATTTAACTTCCATGCCTGCGCCGGCATTGTCTCCGGAAGTCCAATTCAGCATACCCGCTTCAAACCAGTCAGAAGCAAAGTCCGCCAGGCCGGTAACGGTAAATACACGACTGCTGCTTGCCTGGTCAACGGCACCCGTACCTCGGTAGGCGGGGTTTGTCAGGTCGACTTTGCAGCGGGCATCACCAATAATAGCATTGCAATAGCGCTGATACTTGCGCCCTACTTTTTGCTGAAGCATATTGGACAGGCCGCGCATCTCCGCAGAGAACATTCCTCCGTGGCGCTTGACCTCACCAATATAGCCTTTGCTCTTAAGGTGCCGCTGAGACACGTCGCTCCAGTTCACCCAGAAAACCTCCACAACAGCGTTGTCATAGAAGCCCTTAACCAAATCAGTTTCATTGATATTGCTGGAAGACAACGCCCCTTCAACCTCAAAGTTATCAACTGCCAAGCCTAGGCTAGAGGCAAATTGAGAGGCTGTGAACCCAGTAGCCGCTTCGTAGGTCACCCCATCAAAAGTCAGGTCATTGTCGTGGTCAGTGAACCCTTGGACAAGGCCGTCGTTACGAGTGATTTTCCAGCAGTACACCATTTTGGTGGCACGGCCGTCTAGGTGGGTTTGCAACCCGGGGCTTACAGATTTGACCATTAGACTTTAACCTCGATTACGTTTACTTGGGGCACCTGGCCCACGTTGAACAAATCCACGGTAACGTCAATATGGTCGTTTGTAAACCTCACAGGAACATCAAACTCAAAGCCCACGCGCACTTCAGCGTTGTTTGCTGGAGGATTGTTGAAAGTGAGAAGACCAGTCTCTGGGTTTACAGAATAATAAGCCTGGCTAACTGGGGCCCCGTCCACTTCGACCACAACTGTTCCATTTACCGGCTTTTTAATGGTGCGGGTGTAGGCAGACGGGCCGGAGATATAGGTTTTCACCAGTTGAAACTGAGTGCGAACCCCGTCGCCGAAGCCAACTCCTTGGTCGCTGCTGGATACTCTCTGTGTAGGAGGACAGGATTTATAATCTGCCCAGTCTTTCCATCGAAAGCCGTACAGACGCCCTAGACGTGCTTCAAAGAAGGCAAGGACATCATGCAAGTCATCGAGGTTGCGGATGCCCAAGCCAGCGTCGTACTCTCGACGGCTGTCAGCCCAAACAGAGTTGCGCTCTTCATACCCGGAACGAAGGGTAACCACATCAGTGCGACGCCGTGGGCCCCCTGAGGACCCACGGCTTACGGACGTTGGAAACTGGATTTCGTGAAAGTCAGCCATTAGCTATTCCTTTGTCCTCTTGCCAGCATACGCTGGGCTCTTGCCGCCATTTGACCCTCAGATCGGCGGAAGCTCTCGGCGTCTGGGGTAGTGATGTTGAACACCACGGTACCATTACCATTTGAAGCCTCTTTGCCGGCAGGTGTGACCTGGACACGCTCGCCACGAGAGGCTCGGAAGGCAACGACGTTCTTGTCCACGCCACCGGTGCCACCAACCATAAAGTCGGCCCCTTCGTTATGTCCTGGAAGGGCACTTGCAGCCTTGGCCGCTGAAGCTCCCGGGATAAGCCCGTCCAAAATGCCGCCAAAGAAGTCTTTCAATGGAGCGATAACCATCATTTGCATTCCGATTTGAGCCAAGTCTTTGATAACCGAAGAGGCGAACTCGCTGAACTTGAAAGTGCCGTTCTCAACAAAGGTATTCAAAGAGCTTTCCATATTATTGAAAACCGCGTCATTGATGGAGTCAATAAGCTCCATGCGCTTTTCAAGCTGGCTAAGCGCATCAGCTTGAGCCCGGATAAGCTCAACGTCTTTTTGAGCTAGGATGGTGCTTTCCTGCTGCGCAATCTTTAGGGCGCTCATGAGAAGCTCTTGCTCCCGCATACCCTGAGTATTCCGCATGATATTCTCAAAGCGGGTTTCCAGCTCCTGGTTGATAAGCTCAATGGTCTTGAGATAGTCTTTGGACTGGCCTGACCGATCGGAGCCCATGAACCGGTTATTCTGGCTTTTGGGAGTAACCGAGACTTGCTCACCTTTGGACGCCCAGAAAGCAATGAGGTTCTGGTCAATGCCGCCGTTCCCGCCGACTGTGAAAGAGCCGCCCGAGTTGAGGGTCATAAGACCATTTGTCCCCATCTGGTCTCGCGTAACGCCGGGGCGGTACGAAGCCATAATTGGAGCATTTGTATTACTGGGGGCTTCCATATTGTTGATAATGGAAGCCGCCCCTGCAGCCCGGATAAGTTGGTCCGCAAACCCTCGCGCTCCCTCTTCAAGAGGAACAAAGTTGATCTTATCCAGTGTTGCCTCAGTTTCAACAGTCGCGCCCGCAGCGCCCTCAAGGGGAGTGCGGAAACGTTCTGCCTCTGTGGCAAGTTCATTGAGACGCTCGGTATTGGCGCCAAGAGCCTCCATCATTGAGCTTTCCAGGTCTCGGGCATCTTGCAATGCCTTCAGTAGGTCAGCGGTATCGGAAATCCAGCTGGAGCCACGAACCAAGTTACCCGCCATTTGAGCGGACTCAAGCCCGGCTTGCAAGGCCCGCAAAGCCTCAACTTTTTCGGGCAAGCTTTGGGCCTCTGCTGCCGCAGCAATCTCAGTGTCCAGCCCACCAATAGCCTCGGCGATGTTAGCCAATTGCTCTTCGGCTTGCTTTAGCCAGTGCGATGCTTGCTCAGTCGGTGCCTCTGAAAGATCATCGGGCAAAGCGTCAATAGCGACCGCCAGGTCAGAAACTGCCGCTTCAACTTCAGGTCCGACACCACGAACCCGTTCAACTGCTTTATAGAAGTCTTCAATGGTACCCGTACCATCTTGAACTGCGGAAAGCAGGTTATACAGGTTTTCAATATCAGCACTGCGGAAAGACCACATGTCTTCGCCGCCATTATCAAAGTCACGGAACCCGCCCATGCTGGCAATCTCGTCCATGGCCGCGCGAATGTTATCCATATTGAATGGATTAAAGCCCGTGCCGTTGATCTCGCTTTCCATGCCTTTGATTTCGTCTTGCAGAGCACCAAGCGAGGCTTGCAGTTCAGCACGAGACTGGCGGAGCATGGCTTCAGTGGTCAGGTTAACAACCCCACCAAGTTCAGCCTGTTCCTGTTTGGTGATTTTGATGGCCTCGTTATACTTCTGAAGGGCATCAACACCGTCGCCCATGACCTCACGAAGCCGCTCAATCTTATCGGCAGCGGTCTCCGTATTCTGGTAAACAAAGAAGGCAACGCCGGCTAGAGCGGCAAGACCGGCAACAATAGGCCCACCCATAAAGCCAATAGCCACCTTTAGCCCAGAGGCTGCCGTGGCCAAAGCTCCCACGCTGGTGGCCATTCGACCAACTGCAAGAATTTTGCTAGCCGTAAAGCCTACGCCCCAGGCAATGCCCAGGGAGAACAGAAGGTCAGCAAGTGGCTCAATGTTGTCGGAGATGAGCAAGATGGTATTGGCAACGGCCTCTGAGATGGTCTGAGCTTCTTCGGAAGTCGAGATATACTCGGTAAGCTTGTTCCGGAATACCGTAATCGACTGACTGATGGTCGACGAGGTCTGTTCAAACATACCTGCGATCATCGGGTACTGCGACATGATGGCATTGAAGAATTGCTCTGAAGAAACCTCGCCCTCAATAACCATGCGACGCAAGCGAGCCACAGAACCACCAGCCTCGTCGATGCCTTTTGCCGCAGCCAGGGCAATTGGATAGGCGCCTTCAAGGATGGAGTTAAATTCTTCAGCCCGCACAATGTCAGTACCAATTGCCTGGGACAACTGAACCAGGGCACCTCGTGCCGTCTGAGCAGAGGAGCCTTGAACAGCCAGGCCCATACCAACAGCTTCAACAAACTGAAGGACTTGCTTCTGGTCGACACCCAATTCGTTAGACGCCATCATGCCTTTTTGGAACAGCTGAGCTAGTTCTTCAATTGGCGTTCTGGTACGACGGGCGATTGCATAAAGCTCCTCCATAGAGGCAGCTGCTTCCCCGTTAGTGTCGCTCACAATGTTGATGCGGTTGGCAACCACGGTTGCGCTATCTGCCAAGCGCATCATCTCCATGGCTACAACACTTGCACCGAAGGCGCCAACGTACCGGTTGAGGAGCAAGAACGGCTTGTTGGCGCCCCGGGCCGAGTCCCCAACACGATCTACCCCTTCGGCTAGATCACGAGAACCACGGGCGGCTCGTTCCACATCAGAGGCATAGCGATTGACCTCTGGAAGCGAAACAACTGATGGGACAACCGGCGCAACGCCAGTTGTCTTATCTCGAACGTTATTGTTGGAAATGAAGTCTGTCTGCATGGAGCGAACAGCCCGCAATTTGCGCATGACATCATCCAGCTCCGCCTCAGCTTGGCGGAACTCCTGGACAGCACTCCATTCAACGTTAGAACCCATCTCACGACGAGCGCTGCGGAGGTTGGTGCCAATCTGCACAAGCCCGGCGTTGGCTTGAGCAATTGGGGTGCTAAGCCATGACGCTTTGGACCGCGGAGCCGCCAGGGCTCGACGCAGCGACTGGATTTGCTCCATTGTGCGGTTAAGTTCCGACGTGGGCGAAATGTTCTTTAGGGAACGGCGAAGGTCGACCAGTTCACTTCCTGCCCGATCAGAAGCCCCTGCGAGGTCTTCGATGTTCCGCTTAACTTGGCGGGTGCCACGCTCCGTGACGATGATGTCAATACGTTCTGTTGGCATTACGCGCTCCCACCGAAGTCGTCAAAAATTTTGTTCCGGCGGACTTCAAACCGTGCTTGGTCCAAAGCGCGGCGAACCCATCCAGCTGCTTGCTGCTTTGAATGCCCTTTATCCAGAGCATCAATATAGTAGACCGGGTTGGAGACATAGAAGGACGTGCCGCCTGCAGCCTCCGTGATCCCGGCGTCTAGAAAGCCTTTCAGGAACCCAGCGGACGGCGCTCTATCAATACGCGCATAGGCGTCTGCGATGGTAGCTGCGGCGTTCCGTGTTTCACCGATGCCCAACCGGCGCCCAGGTGAAAAGGCAGACCGCACTGATGCCGGTGTGGCTCCAGTCGCGACCTGCCAGTTCGACCTTGCAGTCCCCGTGTCGACGGGCGTTGATCGGATGAGTGAGCCAACAAGGACTTTGGTGGCTTTACGGGGAGTAGCGTGGCTCCATCGGCCAACTTGGTAGGCACGGACCCGCAGCCGTCTTCCAAGTTCGCCAAATTCATCAGCCACCGCTCTTGCCCCCGTTTTCCTTTTCCGCTTTCTTTCGTCTATACTCCAGCAAAGCGTTATCCAAGTTCCTGATATGATACCTCATATCATCTGCCAGCTCACCCCCGATACCCTCGTCCCGATTGTAGGCCCTGATCGCTGAACCAGGAATTGGCCCGTCCATTCGTTCCGAGGAAAGCTCCTGAAAAGCTTTATAGAAAAATCCCAAGCCCAAGGGTATTTCAGGAGCATTTGCGATGGGGTCCGGAAGAGGTTGGTTGGACCTCATTGCAATCTTGATAATCTGTTCCTCTACTGGCCCTTGTTCCAGCTGATAGATGAGGAACTGGGTTAACCGTTTCCCTCAGTTTCCCGCCGTGTCTGGAGGAACAGAGCCTCTTTGCCCGACTGCGTCCGGAGGTCATGGTACAGGTTTTGGATTTCTTTGTGCTGGAGAACAGCCAGCACATTTTCCCAGGTGAAAGGCAGAAGCTCACCGGTGTCCGGGTCTTCCAGGCCTTGCGCCCAGGTCGTGCCGTCGGGATCAGGGTTGCCCTCAGCGTCGACCAAGACTTCCCAATTCAGAATAATGGCCTTTGCCATTGCTTCCTTCATGATCTTCTCGGAGACCTTCTGGTCGAGGGTTTCCAGCTGGATCGCACGGCGATATGGCTTGGTCAGAGCTTCAAGAATGCGCTCATACGACTTGTTGGCACCACCGGCGCGTGCAAGTGTAACCCGGAACGGACCGTAGTCCAGTTCGACGCCCTCTTGTTCAGCCGCGGTGTCGGAACGGAACGAGCCGTAGCCACCCTTTTTCTTTCGGTCAGTCATTGTTTGCTCCTCAGCAAGTTAAGGTTGCCCGCTATTATTCCGGGCTGTCAACGTTTTCCGGCCGTCGCCATGCTTGTGAGAGTTATTAGCCCTCAGCTGCATCCGGTAGGTAGTCATAGAAGCTCATGACGATGGTGTGCGCGAGGCTGTCGTTCACGTCCTCGCCATCAGCTGCCATAAGACCAAGCGGGATGGTAACCGCTTGGTTCAGTTCCACATTCAAACGACCGTCGTCCAGGGCCAGAAGAGGCAAGTCGAAGGCAAAGCCTGCGTTGTCCTTCACCACACAGACGTCCAGGGTGACGTCGGCATTGTCACGGAGGGCTTCCAGAGCCGATGTGTTCTGGAAATAGGCCGTGATGTTGCCGCCAACCTCGAAAGTGCCTGCAGTCACTTCAAACCCGCCGAGCGTCCCGACAGCCTTGTTGATGGTCAGGTTGTTGTTGATGGACAACCGGACTTCAGTGACGTAGGCAAACATTGCGTCCACATACTCGTCCACATCGCTTGTCAAGCCCATGCGAATGCGCGTGACGTGGGTCGAGGTGTTGAACGCTTTGCCGGTACCAAGCGACGGGCGTGCACCCACTTTAAGACCCTCAACAGCATTGTTGGTCTCATAGTCAATGCCCATGAAGCCCATGTCAACCATGATTTTGTCCGCGGTGTCGATGGACATCGTCATTTCGTTGGGCACCGCACCGACGACGTACTCAGCTTGGGTGTTCGAGGGCACCGCGTCGTCCGGGGCTCCCAACTCACGTTCAAGCTGGTAAGTCGTGCGAGTGATCGCAGGGCCTTCCTGGTTTTTGAGGGTGCGACCAAAGAAAATTTGGATCGTCTTGCCCGCGCCAGCGTCAGTCACCATTTGGCCAGAGGCTTTGTCCAGAATGACCTCGTTGGCCCCGGTAGTTGTCCGCACACGGCACCAGCCATTGTCAGTCGCCGTGCCAAACTCGGAAGCCGCAGTGTCGCCACCAATGAAGATAAGCTCACCGTCAACCAGACCGAGTTCCGTGAGGTCCTTGGCCGAGGTTGTGATAACGGGCAAGTTACCAGTGACATCAATCCCGAGGTCACCCGCTTCAAACTGGTGGCCCACACGAACAATGCGAGCGCCGAAGGGAGGCGAAGCTTCAGCCACAAGACCAGCAACGGCAACGTCGCCAGCCCCGGTACCCGTCACCAGCTTCAGACCGTTATTGGCACTGTTCGAGAACCCAGAAGCAAAGACGAGGTCGTTGGCCACAAAAGCGCCTTCGTCCAGGACGGTGTACCCAGTGCCTGAAACGTCGGTGACAAGTTGCCAGCCCTTTTCTTCGAATTTGTCAAACACAAAGCCCTGGAACAGGTCCTGGATGTTCGACTGGGTCATGTCAATGTTGAACCCGCCGGCGCTCTCGAGGTCCGTCAGAACCCCTTTGTACCGGGAGCGGCGATTGTTGATAGGCGTGCGCGCGGTTTTGGTGAAGCTGCCCCCAAAGTCGTTATACGAGTTTGGATCAAGGGGGAACCAAGTGTCGCCGGCGACCCCAAGAGACTGCTCAACGCAGTAGCGAAGTCCCGTCGCATTGCTATCGATCTTGCTGACCTGTGCCATGTGTTAAGGCCTCCTATTTGATTTGGTCATATTCAAAGTCCGCACTAACATTTGTGGTTCGAAAGGAGCCGGACTTTCCCTCCTCCGTTCCACGCACGTTCCTGAAGATGACCCCACCAGGGGTGGTCACGCCTTCAAGGGCATCGTGCACGATCGTAGCAAGTTCGTCGGCCAGCGTCAACCCGTCACCTTCAGGGGTGCGTACCAGCACTTCGAGGTACCCGTACCGACGAAATGTTCTGTTGGTCGACTTGTTGCCCATCGTAACTTGGCCGCCTGCAGTATGGTACACGCCAATTTCAGCATGTGGGATACGACCGGAGGGGCGCCCTTCACGATCGTCGTCATACCACTGAATGACAAAGTCAGGGTCATACGCCTTAAGGGGCGTATAAACTGTGGACATCATCTCATCTCTGGCTTGGGCTCGAGTAAGGCTCATATCAACGCTCCCCGTATAGGATATAAGCAACTCTCTCGTCGCTTGGCTCGACGATTTCCACGCCGTCAATGCTCCATACGTTCCCTGCAGTGTCCTCCAGGTCAACCGCGGTAGTCAGGTCGACCTCGGTAAACTGCGGATTACCATCCGTATTGTTTTCCGAAACAATAAAGCGGGAATGACTGTTGCGCCAGGAAGCATCTGGCGCCTCTTCGGCCTCATAGGCGTACTGCACTGCCCGCACAGTTACCTTAGTGGTACCTGTAGAGCCACGCCAGGGCTTACCGTCCTCGCGATCAGGTGTTTGAGCGCGAGCCGTGACAATCATGTCCGCGCCATACTTTGTCACCAGTCGCGCAGCAGTTTTCTGGAGGCGAGACGCTAGGCTCAACGAACTACCCCTTTCGAGCTACGCAAGAAGGGCCCCACCAGCAGATCAGCTTCGGGGTATTGGACTAGACGATTGGCGTCGACCAGCGAACTTCCCGAGCTAACTCTGGAGGCATTTGCCCCACTGATTGAATAGTAGGTTTCCTCATAGACAGGACCAACTTTTTCCACTTTGCGGTTGATCCGCCCAAATGGAACAGGCGCTCCGTCAGCAACGGGATACACAATCGGCGGAATGAGGTCATTGTCCAGGGCATAGCGGGCGTACCAGCAGCAAGCCTGTTGCCACTTGATAGGCACACCGATGATCCGGGTACCACGCTCATCATAGGCGTGATCCCGCGGGAACTCAAGGCCCTGCAAGGAATTTGAAATAATGCCCTTAAGCTTGGTGCCAAAGCGCTTGCTCATATAGCGTGTGGCTTGAATGAGCTTTTCTTCTTTTGTGGCTTGCGTTGCGGCAGCCCAAGTGGCTTCGTTAATCTCAGCAAAGAAAGCGTCAGCGAAGGCCACCGAAGTGAAAGAGTTGGCTGTCACCAGGCCGGTGCCGTCTTCAGGGATAAAAGGCATCTAGCTCTCCTCGGGTTCCTCAGCTTCATTGCTCTTGGCCTCGGCCATGCGAGCCAGTCTGCGTTTGCGGGCAGCATAAAGTGCGGCGCTCAAACGATTGCGAACCGCAACTGGGCCTTTTTTCTGTTGCGGTTCGCTGGGCCATGGTTAACCGATATGGCCGCTTGGACGGCGTGCCTTACGACGGGCGTTCATGGCCGCATCGAGAGGCGAGGACGAACCGCCCAGGCCGTGCATGCGGGCACGCTTGGCTTGTTCACTGCGTTGGAACTGCTGAATTGCAGCGGCGGGCGACAATGGCGGGAATGCATCGTTTTTCGCTTGAATAGCTTCCGCCAGCGATTGCTCAGCCCGAAGCAGCTCCAAGCGCCCTTGCTCCAAAGCGGTACGAAGGTCATCCGCGTAGACGCGAGCTTCCTCGATACGGGCATCGTATTCTGCCTCTTCATCGCCTGGGCCCTCGGCCAACGGATCGTCATTGCCAGCATCTACAAACGGGTCACCTGAGGCCTCGGCGTTATCGACCGAGGCATCCTTATCAGGTTCGGCTGTCGTAGCCGTTTCGGTCTCTGTCGTCGGCTCGGGGGACTGCTGAACAGTCTCGGGTGCGTCGCTTTCGACCGGCGGCTCGTCAACGGGCGGTTCCCCATCTTGGGGCGCGTCGACCAGTTCACTCGCAACTGCGCGGGTATAGTTCGGCGCAGCATTGGTAACGCTTTTGCGGGACACATCGCCACCAAGCAGGTTCTCCACGGCGTCAAGCCGGGGCATACCGTCAGTGGTCCAGTGCTCATCGTTTTTCGGGTCAAGACCGCGTACGGCCTCAAGAATTTCTTCGTTGGTCTTTGCCATCTGTTTGCTCCTCAGGGTTACAGTGGGCTGGCCGAAGCCAGCCACACCAATTAGTCGTCGCCCAGTACAATATAGGCGAGGTGAACAATGCCCGAAGCACTGATGTCCACGCTGGCATCTTCAGTGATGCCTGCAGCGTTGACAATCAAGTTCAGGTTGATTTCCAGGGAAGCATCTGTGTTATCAAACACAAACACCCCGCCCCGTTCCCCGCGTATAAGACCGGTCACTTCAGCGTCAGCGCCACCAAACCCGGAGGTATAGATGATGTTCCGCTCAGCATCGTCGGTAATCTCGCCGTCTGCCAGAGGGGCAGTTGACATAGAATAGCTGCCATCCCAGTTGTCCTCCAGGTCAGCGCTGTCGCCGGGGCCTGCAAATTTGACATAGGCAGTGGCCCCAAGAAAC